AGATCGCCTTTGCCGTGTCGTTGACCGGCTCCAGCGCCATGTTCGGCTTGGAGCAAAAGATCACCTGCTGCGGCACCAGCACGCCCTTGCGCGTCGGATCGGCCGTATAAGGGTCGATGACGCGATCCCCGATATAGGTCCGGGAAATGACACGATAGACCGGCAGGTCCGGGTCATCGTCGCTCATCCGCGCGCAGGTTTCGAGCAGGCCGAGAAGTTCGGTCTCGGCCTTGGCGCGAACTTCCAGCGTCTCGGGCGACAGCCGCTTGCGGTTGGTGCCCTGATCGGCCAGTTCGGCGTTTGACATGGCGATGGCACGGGCGAACGAAAGGATGGTGTCCTCGGTCATGCCGGCGCTGGAAGGCGCCGTCGGCTGAACCGCCGTGCGGCGCACGTCTTCCATCACCTCGCGGTACATCTTGTCCCGCTCGGCCGCTATGCGCATTTCCAACGCCATTTCGAATTCCGGCGTCAGGGTGATGTCGGCGGTCGCGGCGCCATCGTCCATTTCGTCAGCCACGTCGTGCTCCTCGATTGCGGGCGCTTTGGGCTTGCCCGCTCGGCCCCATGGATTCGCCATCGGCGTCAGTTCAGCGCGCCGACGGTGAAGTTTTCCGCCGCGTACTTGGCCGCCCAGTCGTCACGAACCATGGTGATGATCGCGCTGGCAACCGTCAGGGTGGCAAAGTTGGTCGCCGCAGCCGGCGAGAACAGCAGCCGCAAATAGCGGGCATTGAGCCCCGGCGGGAAGGCTGGCGGGAAGTCGAAGCGCGCCAGCGGGTAGCCGAGCGTGGCGCTCGCTGCGGCAACGAGCTGCGCCACGGTGAGCGGCCCGGTTTCCACCAGCGTCTGCCACGCGCCGGGCAAGTGCGTGCCGGCCGTATCGGGCGCCCCCTGGAAGGCGATATTGAGCGTCGGCGTGCCCGTACCCGCCGTGGGAACGACGGAACTGAGCAGGTTGACCTGCACCTGCGGCTTGACCGCGCCGATGCCGGCGTCTTCGCCGAACAGGCCGCTCGACGGCAGGCCGATGATGCGCTCGGAGGGGGCAACGCCTACCCCGAGGCCGAGAAGGTCGATGATCCCAGTGGAAGGAATCGCGATGCCGGCACCCGCCACGAGGGAGAGGTTGCCGCCGATCGGAACGAAGTTAAGCAGAGCGTCGGTGAGCATGTTCTTTCTCCTGTCCGAGCGGCTAGTTACGAAACGAGGGTTTCAGTATTGAGCAGTTGATCGACGATCTTGATCGGGATACCGCGATAGGTGGTTATCGGCTTGCCCGCGTAATCGTTGAGGGTGAGCAGCACATTGCGGTCGCGCATCGCCTGAATGTCCATCCACTGCCGGACCGTACGGTTGGCGTAGAACACGGCACGCACGGTGATGTCGTCGCGCGGCGCATCGGTGCGGGTGATGCCGGAAGTCGGCGGCGTGAACTTCGGGAAGCGCATGACCATCGAGGCCATCATCGTGAACAGGTCGGGCGGGTTGTTGCTCGCGAGGCCGTTCGTGCCGGTCGTGGTGTCGAGGTTGGCGAGGCGCACTGCATAGCGCCAGTCCTGCGGCACAATGCCCATCTGCTGGCGGAACCACGAGGTATAAGCCTCGAAGCGGTTGCCAGCGTTATCGAAACCAGGCGTCACGTCGCCCTTGTCTTCCATCGACAGGCCGGCTTTGGAGCCGTGCGGGTAGATGCCGTAGATGCTTTTGGTGCCCCATCCGACCAGCCACAGCGAGGCATTGTTGTTGCCGGCGCCGCCGCCACTCATCACGTTCGCGGCGTTCTGCGCGTTCGCGACGTTCAGGGTGTTATAAAACGGCGTAAGGCCCATGAATTCGGCAGGCGTCGCCACGGTGTTGCCGTAGAACGTCGTCTGCGCAATCGTCTGCGACATGCCTTCGAGAAAGGCCACGTCCTCCGATTCGCGGAAGCCCATCATGTCGCCGGAATGCTCGGCCAACGCGCGGTCGACCTGGCTGTAATCTTCCAGCATGCCGATGCCAACACGCGCCTTCGCGGTGGTCGACTTCGAGTAAGGGACGCCCATATTGTACTGGCGCCACGTACCGGCCGGGATCGACGTGCGGAAGATGAATTCGTGGCCCGTCTTCTCGTTGGCCTCGACCATCGGCATGTCTTCCGCATAGTCGTTGGACTGGCTCAGCATTTCGGCGATATCGCCCATGCGGCCCTGAGGATCGGTGCGCAACGCGACATCGATGATGGTGGGCCAGCTTCCGGTAGCCATCTACTTTTCCTTTCGTCTTCAGGTTCAAGCAGACGCGCTAGCGCTGCGTATTCGAGTTGGGGTAAAGCCGCTCGCGGCGGCTGCCGCCGGCCAAGGCGATATCCTTGGGCGGCGTCTGGCCGCGTATTGCGGCGCCTTCGGTCGTATAGCGGGAAAGATTGTGCATCAGGCGCAGAAAGGCAGGGTGGTTGCCGGCGCCGGTGGCGCGCAGGAACTGTTCGAACTGCTGGGCGTCCGCCTCGTATTGCGGCGAGCCGGGCTTGGCCGACGACATGCCGAGGTCGCGCACCTGCGCTACAGCCGCCATCGCGGTTTGGTAACCGGCGCCGCCGAGGACGGGATCGGCCATCACATCGGTGACCCATTGTTTGTTGGTGTCGTTCCACACCCGGCGCTGTTCGGAGGCGACGTGATCGGCATACGTCGTCATCGCGCTGTTATGCAGGTCGATGAGCTTTTGCGTGCCAGCACCCGGATCGGTGCGGAAGCTGTCGAGCGCCGCCGTCAGTTCGCCACGGCGCGTGTCGTCGAGCGTCAGCGTTTCGGGAAGCTTGACATCCTTGAGATAGTCGACCGGTTCGAGCGCGACGGGCTCGACCGCTGCTTCCGGCTTGGCTTCCTCGACGGGCTTGGCCTCTGCGCTCGGCTTCGGCGCATCGGCGCCCGGCTTGTCATCGGCGGCCGTTTTGGCGGCATCGAACTTTTCGAGAAGGGTGGGCTCGCCGTCTGCCGGGGCAATAGCCTCTACGGCAGAGGGGGCGTCACCGCCGGCCGGCTGAGGCATCGAACCAGCCGGCGGTGCACTGTCCGCAACTTCACCCTGGTCGGCGTGGACAGGGGAAGCGGCGTTCTCCGTTGCAGGAACTGACGAGGGAGGAGCGGCGGCAGCGACAGCAACAGGGATCGGCAAATCGTTGGGAATATCGGGCGGCATCGAACTCTCGCTTTATGCCCGTCCGCCGACCGACTAGCGTTTCAGTTCTTGCCGCGAGCGGTATCACGCCTATTTTTGATGCAAAAGACGGGCCTGATTTAATTGAAATCAAATGAATTGAATTAATTCGGCTATTTCTGTTCACGGAATTGCGGGTCGTTTTCCATCTGCATCAACAGCACGCCCTCGCGGTTCAGCTTGAGCAGGGAGAAATAGATGGTCAGCCCGATGGATTGCTGTCCGGCATGAAACCACGTTCCTTCCGGCTGCGGGAAACCGTTCGGCCCGGTGGCGAAGCGCGTCTCGAACGGGTGCATGCTGTCGAGCAGCGACCATATTTCGCGGCGCCCTACCTTGTCGACAAGCGCCTTGGCCCAGAACTCACGCGCCTCCCGGACATAGCGGCGACGGGAGCGGCGTCCCTCGCGGCTTTCGGCGTTGTCCTGGTGCATGACATCGGTGGGCGATTGCAGCGGGGCAAACGGCTCCGGCCCGAGGTCGTCGCCTTCGTCTTCGTCATCGTCCGGGGTCATGCTGCCTCTTGCTTGCTCGGTGCCGGAAGCGCGGGTTTCAGGGTATAGCCGCGAACCGTTGATATGTTGATGCCGAAGTTCCTGAGCTTGCGGCGCATGTTGTAGACGAACACTCCGAGGATGCGTTCATCTGGCGGTGCCACTCTCGGGCCGTAGAGCACGCTGAGCAATTCCTGCTGGTTGGCCATTTCCCGCTCGGACAGGTGCGTGAACAACAATTCTTCGCTGCGCGTCAGCCCCCATTCGGGACGCAGCGAGACCGAGACGTGCGGCATGAACTGGGATTCGAGTTGCCGCACCCGCTCGCGCAGCGCGACGTTCTCGCGGATCAGCCGGCGTTCGCTGTCGGATACCGCCATCTTCAGAAAGCTCCGCGCGGCAGGATGATACCGCTCTTGGTCCGCGCTTCCGCCGGCAGAAGCACCTGCACCGGCGCGCCAACTCGGCGCTCATAGGCAGGCAAGCCCGGCAGGATAGGCCCGCGCATGCCGGTGCGGCGGGTCAGCAGGCTGTCGGCCCCCACCAGCATCATCGCCAGATTATGGCTCAGCTTGACGAATAGCGGGTTGCGGGTCTTGGCCGAGAAGTGCACGCGCATGCCGGTCGTCGGGTGCTTGTAGCCACGCAGCCAGCCGCCGGCCATGTCGTGCGCCTTGTGCATCGCAACGCCGATTTCGAGCCAGCGGGTATCCTCGCGCATTGCTGACAACTGGCGGCAACTGCCTTCGATCAGCAGCAGGTGTTCACGCAACCGGCTATAGATCGGCCCCCGGCGCGAGGCGATGGACAGGTCCATTGCTGCCTCGCCTGCAATGCGCAGGCTGGTCTTGAGGCGGTCTACCACCTCGGTTTCGGTCAGGTCGCTCAATGCACGCCTCCATGCTTCATCGTCATTGCTGCACCCCGGTCAACGCGCCCAGGGCATTGCCGGAACTGATCGGGGTTTCGCTGAGTGTCTTTGCCGCCGTCACCGCCGCCATTGCGGCACCCGGTGCCTGCGCAGCCTGCGCCGCCTTGGCCGCGAGCTTGTCGTGCGCGGCCACCTCGTCGTCGGTGAACCACAGGTTCTGCGGGAAGTTGTTGCGGTCGCCGTATTCGCGCAGGGCCTTGTCGAAATTGATGATGCGCGACGGCGGCTTCTGCCCGGACGAATGCGCCGCGCTGTCGGCGAGGCCGGCGGTCTGGAACACGTCCTTCATCGTCACCGATTCGGTGGCGTTCTGCGCCAGCTTCATGATCGAGACGTAGTTGATCTTGAGCGGCACGCCTTGGAGAGATTTCGGCATCGGGCTCAGCATACGCTTGCGACGCATGATGTCGAGCACCCGGCGCAGCGTCGGCGCCGCGAATTCGTTCTCGAACATGTGGATGAACGGGCCCAGTTCCTGCAAGCGCTCAAGGTTGCGCTGGGTCAGTTCCAGTTCGTTGCGCGGCTGCACGCCTTCCATCCGCGAGATCGCCATGAACAAATCGACGAACAGCGCCTTTTCGATGCGGGCGTTCACCTTGTCGATGTCGATGGTGAGACCAGCCAGCCATTGCGGATTTGGCTCGAATAGCGGCCAGAACCCCTTTTTCGAACCGTCGCCACTGACATAGGTGATGTTGCCGGGCAAAATCGACGACGGCTCGTTCTTCAGCGACGGATCGGCGCCCATCGGGGGGCGAACGCCCTTTTCGATGAACTCGGCTTTGCGCAGCGTTTCAAGCTGCACCTGCTTGTTGTCGCCGAGGGCATCCATGCAGGGCGAACGGCCATAGGGTTCGTTCGAGACCGTCGCCCACCGGGCCGACATGAACGGGGTGCCGTGGAAGCCGCGCACGCTGAGCGGCCGGTCGCTCTTGACGGCCCGCAGCCAGTACACCTCGCGGTAGACGAAGCTGCCCGGCACGACCTGGATGTTGGGGCGGCCGTCCTGCGGCGAAATCGCGGTGTTGGGCTCGATGGAATGGGCAACGGTGAATTCACCATCGAGCGAGCCGCCGCCCGCGCGCCAGAGCGTTAGCACTTCCTGCGGGCAGTTCTCGGCGCCGAACATCTCGACGATCTGTATGATGGTGAGATTGAATTCGCGGTACAGCGTGTCATTGCTGAAGCGCGAGCCCGAGGCCAGATAGTATTCTCCCGTGCACGGCAGATAGCAGCGGATCACGTCCTCGAAGTCCTCGTAGATGATCACCGGCGCGGTGCCGAACACCGTGACATCCTGAAACGCCTGCGCCATCGTGGTGTAGAAGTTGGACTGCGCCAGCACGGTGTAGGCCCGCTCCTGCGTGTCTTCGAGCCACGCCTTGCCGTCCTCATCCAGTTCGACCCAGGGCAGGCCGATTTCGAGCGTGAACCACGGCCGCGATGGCGAGGTCAGTCCGGTCCACATGCCGGCGGCGCAGGTGCGCACCGCGAGCAGCCCGGTGGAATCGATGATGGCGTTGTTGATCGCACCCCCGCGCCATGTGCGGTTTGGAACGACCAGCCACGACCAGCGCCGGGGCAGGAAGAATTCGGCCAGCACCGACCAGTGCTGCCACCACGAATAGCGCCACGTGCGCAGCATGCCCATGCGACTTTCGAGCTTGCCGTAAACGACATCCCAATCCTCGCGCCGCATCGGCCCCTTGTCGGAGGCTTTGTCGGACACCGGCTGCTGCGACAGCAGGTCGGGCGACATGTCCATATAGGCGGCGGTGTCGTACGCGCGATCCATGGCGGCTATGTTCCTGCGAGGTTGCGAACTGCGCGGTATGGAGGCGCGTTAATGCCGATTCGCAGCACCTCGGCGACACCTTGGCGAATCAGCATATCGGGGTTTCTGCCGGACCTGTCGACGGCGACAAAACCATAGGCCCGGGCTTGGAAAGCCCAATCTCCCCCCGGCGGCAGTTCAGGGAGTGGCGACGTTTGCTGCTCGTCGCTCATGAAGCTACTGCCCGAACAGCGTCTTGGAGGCAGTCGCGGCGGCTGGAATACCGGCCTGCGAGCCCGATGTCAGCGTGCCGTTAAAGCCTTTGCCGGCAGCAGCTGCGGCCGCGGCACGAGCGGCACTCTGCGCCTGCTGCACACCGGCACTGGCCATGGTGGGAGGCGTTGGCGGCGGCGGTGGGGCGGCGGGGGCGCTGGGCATCAAAAACGACATGGCGATATCCTTCAAGTGAACAGCGCGAGTCCGGCGGCAAGGCCGGTGATGAGCGAGAGCGCGAACAAGGCGGCGGCGGCGATGCGCCATGCCGGTAGCAACGTCTGCATGACAGCGCAGAGATAGCAAACCCCGACGGTTGCCAGCGCGAAGGTCCATGCCGGTTTGTTGTCGACGATGAGACCGATGGCGAACACGCCTGTCAGATACAGCGCGCCATTGAGGATCAGGGAGACGAACAGAAAGGCTCGATCCGGCGCCGGCGCAATGGGGCCGGGATAGGCAACCCCTTTCGGCTGAAAATCGGCGCCCATCGGGGGGCGAACGCCCTTTTCGATGAACTCGGCTTCTTGGGGCATCGCGTTTTCCCTTTCCTTCTTGCGTCTCTGGGGCGCCTCCCCCTTCCAGAGGGTTCGCTGATTATAGACCGAGAGAGTTGCTGCGCTGGTCGGGTTGGCTTTGGCCCGCTCGGCCTCCAGCGCCTTGGATATCGACCGAAGGGTAACGGACCGCATCACTGCGGCAAGTGCCGTATCAACCTCAGCTTGATGCTGCCCTCGGTTTATCCGCTTGTCCTCGCCCATCGCGGCAAGCACCGCATCAATTTCAGCTTCGGTGGTCATCGATTGCCCTCATACGGGTCGTACCCGCCATCGATAGAATTCCTGACCGCTCGGCCGATGTTGGCGAACGGGTCGTATTCCGCCTGGTGCCGGGACCACCCGTGCGGCAAATGCTGCACTGAAACCGGCTCAGCGAACGACAGCACGAAAGCATCCGCTTCGTCCGGAGAATATCCGAGCTTGGCTTTGATGTCATCCTTCGGCTCCAGCATCAGTTTGTCGCCGGCAAACGTGTACGTGGTCTGCGTCAGTGCCGCCGCCAATTCTGGCACGTCGGGCAACGCGCCGCCGCGCTTGATCCACTCGACAGCCTCGAAATATATCTCCGCCCGCTTGTTCGCGTATTTGCCTGCATTGTGGGCCTTGCCCGCGAAGTGAACACCGATCGGCGTCCGGCCCATAAGCCGCAATTGGTCAATCCAGCCCGAACCAAAGCCGCCCGTGTCGTCTATGAACACCGCGTCGGCATTCTGGTCCTGCCACATCCGGGCGACCGTGCCGGCGCCTTGCGTCGAATCGACGTTGCGCAGTTTGCGCGGCGCGAATGCCTGGATGCCCCGGCGCGGAAATATGACGCTGGCATCGTCGCCGAACCGCGCCACATCGACACCGAACACCAGCGGCGCTTGCCCGATTTCAAACTCGCGATAGTAGCGCTTCGTGGCCTCAGCTACTTCGTCCGGGCCGATCAGCGAATTCAGGCTGGACGGCGGGAACTGGCCGAGAACGTTCACCATCACCCATGGGTTGTCGCGACCGTATTTCTCGATCTGCTCTTTGGCCCATTGCAGCGAGACGCGCGGCGACCGCTTCGGATTGTCCGGGTCGCTGGTGACTTCGATGCGATGCCAAAGCCGGGCCTCAATGGAGAAGGCTCGATAGAGCGGACCGCTGAGCATCGTTGGATTGCCGGCCTGCACGATGTGGCTTTCGATGCCGGAGGCCAGCGCCGCTTCAGCAGCGGCCATCACCGAATCGGGGATGCCGCCGCTTTCATCCAGCACGAACAGGATGTAATCGGCGTGCAGCCCCGCCAGCGTGTCGGCCTGCTGCGATTTGTCGGCGGTTCTCGACCATGAGCGAGCCGCCATCCACCACGTTTCCGGATGGTCATTGGCAAAAATGCGCGTCTTCGTCCACGTGAACGTTTGCTTCAGTAGCTCGCTGCGCTGCTGCCACTTCGACATTTCTGTCCACAGCCCGTCCGCGAGGTTGTCGGCGCTGATCGAGGTGGCGGCGATCTTGGGGTGCGGGCGCGTCAGCAGAAAGTTCCATGCGATCCACGCCTCGACCGTGGACTTGCCTGGCCCCTTCGAGCTTTTCATGGCAATGCGCTGTTTGTGCGGGAAGGCTTCGAGCGCGTCGTGCTGCCACGGGTCAGGCGTTACGCCGAACAGATCGACGACCATCTGTGATGGGTGAGCGCGCCAGGCGGCAATGGTGCGCTCGAACGGGGTCACGCCTGGTTTTCCCCGTCTGCCTCGACCGAGGCGGCGGTGGCTGAGGCGGCAATGCTGCCGGCCACAAGCTGTTCCAGCGTCAACTTGCCGCTCAGGCTCACATTGGTCTGTAGAGTCGCAAGCTTCGGGTGGACGTAGGGCGCCGCCGCTTTGGCCGCTTCAAGCCGAACGTCGCGCGGGTTATCCTCATTGCGCATCACTTCGAGCATGAAATCCAGGGGCGCAAGGCCGGTCGCGTAGACCTGTTCCTGTCGTTTGATCGAGGCGTGATTGCGGGTGCCTTTCTTTCGGCCGCCGCGATACTCACCGGGCTTCGAACCTGCTGCCATGGGTCAATATCTACTTTTGCAATTGGGTCGCCGATAGCAAGAAGTAGCATTTCGAATGGCCGCGATCAAACCGGGTGACAGTCATGTGCGCTGGACGCCTTTTCGAACGGTCCGATGGGGTCGGGCAGTTGGCCGTGCGACGGGCCACACCGCGACCCAAGCTTATATCGTTCGTTCGTCACGAATCCGAGAAGACCATTATAAATCAACGCCTTAATTTATCGTCCGGCGCTCTTGTAGGGAACGGCATGATTTTTGAGACCGCCTCATCAAAGGCTTTCTCGGTCTCGTCCGCTTCGAGTTGCCGAGCGATTTCGGTCCTTCTTCGAATTTGAACCAACCGCGAGTTGAACGCGGAGTTGCACCCAACACGCGCGCCAGATGACTCAGGTTCGGCGCCCCCGGCGATTGATCCGTCGCTGTAGAATTGTCCTTGCTCAAACGCGCCGTAGTCGGCGATGAATTGGTCCAGTCGGGCCACTTGCCTGCGAAGCTCATCCGAGCGCTGTGCAAGGTCATTTCGCTCCTTGGCCAACCGATCGCGAAGGGCTTGCGCATTTTCTAGTGCTTTTTCGGACACAGAATGTTCCTTTTTAGCGCGCTGTCGTCGGCATCATGGCAGAGCAGTTAGGCGCTAAAGTGAAAAGCCCCCGCCGGAGCGAGGGCCTTATTTGGTGCTGTCTAGAGCTTGTTAACCGACACCGGAGCATCAGCAACTACACGGCCACCATACTCTGCGGCTACCGAACGATACGCCTGCTAACGTGGGCCGGCAAGCCACCGGCGAGCATCATTTCAATCGCCACGGCGGCGGGCCCACTGACCCGAGTTTGGCCGGTGGACCAGTCCTGCACCGACCGGCCGGGATCGCGCCCCGTGAGTCGCAGCGCCCGGGCCAGTTCGGAATTGTGCAAGGGCCGGTTCAGCCCCCACGCCCGCCCCAGCGTAGCCTTGGCCGCGATCACTTCCTCGCCTGTCATCTGACGCGGCAACTGCTCAAGGGTTGCGAGGCGCATTTCGGCATCCTCTCCATGCAATTCGATCATGTCGACGACGCGCCCCCCATCGCGCGCCTCGCGGATGATCAGTTCCGGCTTGGTGTCGAAATTGATCGAGGCAACGTAACGGCCCTTGCGACCCTTGACGCGCACCGGCCAGCTCGTCACCAGGTTGTGCGGGTTTTCCGCGCGCCAGGCGCCGCGCGGCGTGGCTTCCGGCCGCGCCGACATGATCTCGTTGTCGTGGGCTTTGAGTTTCTTGTAGGTGTCGAGCAGGAAGGTGAGCGACAGGTTCATGGTGAAGGTTCCAGTGGGGCGCTGCCCCGTTGCTGATGAACGATCTATACACGTCGAGTGTGCGTGGGGCAAGAGGAAACGGGGGCTGGAATTCCCCACCCGTCAACAACGGCATTTCCAATGAGGTGTTGCCGTATTTTCACCTTGTAACGCGCAAGCCAATCGTAACGATCTATTCTTCGCTGTATCTGCCCAACCACGATGCCAGGGTGACGTTGAACCCGGCGAGCAAATCCCAACATGTCTCGCTCTGAGATGAATGGGAATTTCCGGATGACAAAGGACTCAAGTTCGTCGCTCGGAACGCAAAGCTCGGCTGCCGTTCTGTTTGCTCGACGCTCCTCCGGCGGCAAATCCTCCCCGAAACCAGCCTTGGCGCCCTCTAGACCGCTATCTACGTTGTCTTCGTTGAGGGGGCCTTGGCCGTCGCGATGTAGGATGTGGTCTATTTCATGGCGCAGCACGAACCAAAAATTGTCTATGCGATCATATCGGGTAGTCATCGCGATTACCGGAGACTTGCTATCCAGCCAGAAGCACGCGCCGTCGATGTCCGCCTTGGGCAAAGTTTCGACGACCAGAAAGCGGACGCCGCTATCGGATAAAGCACGAGGGATTTGCCTAATCTCCTCCGGGTCGCCCATCAGTCTTGGCAATGTGGCGACTAGGCTCTTCAGTTTTGCTTCGGAATACCCTGCCACCACCATGTCAGCCGCCAACTGACGCGCTCGGAACAGCCACGCCAGTTGGACCGGAGAGGTCTCGCTGTAGTTCCTTTTCTTGGCGGCATGAGCGATATAGGGAACGTCCGACAGATCGTTCTTCTCAAAGAATCGCATGACCTGAGCCTCCAATAGGCCGATGTCGGTATCTTCAAGCCAGCCGCGACGGATCATTTCTCTGACCGGATAGATGCCCTGCAACACAGCGCGCCTGGCGATGCTGGGGTCCGGAGCTCGCGCATTTGACATCTCAAACGCCTGCTGGAGATTGGCGAAATAATCCGCGGAAACGTCGAACGCGTTTCCAAGCGCTTTTGCCATTTCGGGGCTAATCCCCCTCTTGCCAGACACAATGAGATTCACGGCCTGTTCAGGCACGCCGAGAATGTAAGCGAGATCGCGCTGTAGCCAGCCGCGTGCTTCCAATTCCTCTCGGATGAATTCTCCCGGATGAGGGACGTCAGTCAGCAAAGAAGCGATGGTCATTCCCGAGTCCTCCTCAATGTGTGTCACGACACGCAGCCCCTACAAAAAGCAGTATCCAATTTCAAACTGACCCACTATCGGCGCGCGTCGACGCTGGACGAACTGGTATCGATGGTCCAATTATCCGGCCCGTTGAAGGTGAGCACCTTGGTGGTCGTCACGACTGTCGTGACGGTCCTGGGGGCCAACGGGTGCACGACGCCGCCCGAACTCTGCGGCGCGATAGACATCGAAACGCAATTGGCGTCGAGATGGCCGATGAAATGGCCGCAGCGGGCATGGGCGATAGGCGCGACATAGATGTGCTCGGCGTCCTGATGTGCCTGCGGCTCGATCCTGCTGCCGGGGTCGCCGTGCGTGCAACTCGACCCAGAGCACGAATAGCCGCCGAGTTGGCTGAAGACCTGATCTGTGGTCAAACCGGTCTCGCTCCCGGCAAAAGCTGGTGCGGCAAGCAGGGCCAACAGGGCGAGAGCGGTGGGGATGTGCCTCATATGAATGCGCCTCCTTGGCGCTTGTTGGTAGAAAAAAGCCCGGCGCGACGGTATTTGCGGAGCCGGCCGGGCCAGTGCGCCGGCAGATGGACAATTCCCGCATGGGTCTGGAAGAACGGGAAGGTTGGGTCTGTCGGCGATTCTTCAGCCGGCGTGCAACAACTTGCGCAACACGGCCTCAAGCTGTTTCCGGTAGACAAGCACCGCTGGCCCGGTATCGGCGCCGCGCTCCCGGATGTGAAGCCGGGTTGCCTCCACCTCGCTGGCCACGGCCCGATATAAGATCACCCGTTCATCGGGCAGCAATTCCAATTGCATTTAATCCCCCTCATCAGATTTTATTTGCCTTGTCCGGCCCACCTCCTAGCCAATGAGAGCTTCTATCGCTGGCCGATCTAGGATCACGCCGAGATGCGGCATTTCGCCTAGGTAGTGCTGCATATGGGCTCGTGGTGCTGCGTCGATCCCAAGCTTCAGCACTTCTAGGGCGTGCCAGTAGTTTTCGGTCGCGACGATATCTGCCGCTTGAAGGGGCAATACGTCCTCCACGGTGCAAGCCGTGATGCTGCGAATCCGGGGACGCACCAGCGGATAGGTGAATGGGGTTGTCCGAATCTCTAGTTCTTGAGTCCACATGCCACGGTCGAAGACAAGACCCGCGCTATCGCCAAGCGGATGGTCCGATGCGAAGCCTATCGCAGCCTCGATACACCGGCCAACACAGGCGCCTATATCGGAACCAAACTTTGTCGCCGCCAGTTCGCGCCACGGCTCACGCTCGATTGCAGCCGCGAAGCTGAATAGCCCAGCATCCATCACGAGCCGCCGAAAGTCATGGGTTACCGCATCACTTTCGGCATCGCTGTAATCGGCAAACTCGCCCCAATGGTTGCGGCAATGCGAGAGATGGAACATCCGAAGCGGCGGCTTATGTGCCTTTGGCAATGGATCGGCGAGTAGCGCGGCCCATTCCACCTCAAAGGCTTCCCACTGGTCCACAGCGCCCACCAGGCCGCCCATAACGACAACGCCTCTGCCGCCATGCGTGCCTGAGCCGTTATAGGCTTTGAGCATCAGGAGAAGACCGCGACGCATAAATCTTGGCAGCGCCACGCCAGACAACTCCCGCACTGGAAAATGACTACTCATTTACCCCTCCCCGACCCGCTGGGCCCGCAAAGTGCAATATCAGGTTTTATTCGCCTTGTCGGCGATTCGCTTTTTGCGCGCCCATTCCGCCCGGTAGGCGGCACGGTCGGTCGTTGCTTTCGGGCGCCCCTTCTTCGGCTTCTCGGCTTCGGCGAGAGCCGCAGCAGCGACAGCGCGTCGAGGGGCGCCCGCATTCTTGCTGGGCCTCGGCTTTGCCTTGCGGCTGGTTTTGTCCTCGGGCGGCGTCGGCGTCACATCGATCATCTGTCGCTCATGCTGGCTGTTGGGTCGGGGTGTCTGCAACTCGGGGGGCGACGTTCTGCCCGAAAATTGGTGCGGCTCTCGGAGCCAGTGTGCGGCCCCGCAGAGCCCGCACGTCGGCGGCGTCGTCGCGCCTTTTGTCATGTTGTTCATGCCCCCTGTTTTTCATGCACAACAATGCTGGAGCGTGAACAGAAATGCCAGCTATTTTTGTTCACGCCTCACCACAGTCTCATCCGGTACGCGAGTCGCGCCCACCAAGGCAGGGAGGGGCTCGCCGGCACCGGTTGCGCCAGCGGCACCGTGATGGTGTCGTTGCCGCCGATCATCTGGAATTCATTGCCCCGGATCGACAGCCGCGTGGTGTGCCTCAGCTTCGTCAACTGCACCATGCAGGTCGGACAGCAGACGTTCGCCCCGGCAGTCTCAAGCGGCGCCCAGCAGTTCTCGCAGTAAGATCGCGTTTTTTGGGCCATAAATCTCCCCCCGTTCCCGTCGGCCGGTCAGTCCAGCCATTTCCATGCCGCCAGCAAAACAGCAGTGCCGCTTCCCCATGCAATGAGAGCCAGCCCTTCATAGCTCAACCACCACATCAGGCGTCGCCGACATCGATGCGCACGGCGGCAATGTCTACATCCGCATCGCCATCCATCACCATCTCGTGCAGCTTTTTGCCGAGAGCGGCGACGAAATAATCCAGCAAATATTGTCGCGCACCGATGGTCTCCGAGGCGTCATTGCATTCGACCGTCATCACCATGTTGGCGACCGCGGTGGCGCAGATCGCCACCGCCGCCAGCAGAATATCGGTGATATCGGCGAGATCGCCGCCTTCGACCATCGTGGATAACGCCCAGTGCATCAGGGCGATTTGCGCTTCGATGCCACTCGCGTTCAACGCGAGGCCGTCAACGTCATTGCCATGTTTCGCGAGCATCACAAGGGATTCCCGCATCCGCACAAGCGTGGCGTCGATATCCAGTTTCTTCATCTCCCAGTCTCCTCCGAGTCGAATAATCCAATTTGAGATTTTGCCGCCGCCGGCCGGTCCCCGGGCATTTCCGGATAAAGCCGCGCCGCCTCTTTCCAGATCACCATGTGGACCGGAAACGATTTTCGCGGGCGCTTCCCGGTTTCGAAGATGAACCACGCGAAAGCCAAGCCGGATTGTTCTAATCTCGGCCCCTGCCATCCATGGCGATGCATCATCGGTACCCGGTCGATTATCAGGTGCACGCGCTGCAATCCGACGCTGTTCCACCAGCGGAAACGGCCACCGCTTTCGAGGAAAGAGAACCGCAGCAGCAGCGCGGTATAAGGCGCCATCCGGGTGGCTCGCTCGATATATTCCTCGACTGGACCAAAAGGCGGATTGCTGACGATGCCGATGCGCGTACCGATATTGGTAACAGGCAAGTAGCGGGAGGCGATGTCGCTGAAGAAGTCCACATCGCCGCTACTGTCCGGGCAGCCCCAGTCGTGCAGGTCGGTCGCCGTCACTTCGTAGCGCAGGCGGCGCAGAGGCAGCACCAGGGCGCCGTTGCCACAACTGGGCTCCCACAGCACCCTCGGCAGCCGGCGCCCTTCCTGCGCCAGCAGAGGAGGCAATACGGCGTAATCGGAAATATAGAGTTCCGGCCCCTTCGCCGCATCGCTGGATGTCTTGTTTCCGGTCACAAAGGCTGTCATTCCGGCCTCTCGGCGATCATGGCGCGAAGGAAAGCGGCAACGACGTAACGAGGCAAGGCGTTCCCCGGCAGATTTGCCTCGCCTAACGCAGACACAGTGCTGCGCATGCCTCCCCACCACCACACGGGCAGTTCCGTCTCGGCCAATGCCGCGATGGCGTCGAGGCTGGACGTGTAGGGCGGCGGCAGATTCCGTTTCGTGCCGAAGTTGTCAGTCCAGTCCAGCGGTGTCTTGAGCCAACCGCAGAGTTGGGCAATTTCGCCGTCGATCTCGCGATCCGGTCGCGTCGCCGCTTCCACTCGCGCCAGCAGCGCTTCCAGTGCTTGGGTATCAGGGCTGGACATTGGAAACCTCACCCGTGATTTCGGCGATGACGGGCTCGGGAACCGAGACGGTGATGATGCGTCTCGACGTTGCCGTCGGGTCTTTCGCCTGCGCGCCCTCGTAATCCGTGATGTTGGCGGCCAAGTCGCCCCAGTCCAGTTCATTCTCGACGCAAGCCGCGGCTTTGCCATTGCTGCCCACGAGCAACATGATGCGGATGCGGATCATGCGGTCATTCATCCCGGCCTCCATCGGTAAGAGCAGCACGGCCGGCGTCGGTGATGCGCCACTTGATAGCGGTAGTTGGAAACGCTATCGACCCGACGCCGGCCCGCGATTCTGCCAGGCCCTTGCCCCGCAGCGCGCCCAGCGTCCTAAGGTTCAGGCCAGGATAGCTGGAGCGCCAAATCCCAGCGGCGTGGAGCGCGGACAGCGTACGTTGTTGCGCACTCGTCAGCTTCGTCAGTTTCTGTGTCATTGCTTCACCTCGGAAAGGGCGCGGCGAGCCGGCTGTGCGGTGAAACTGTCGATATCGTACTCACCGATCAGCGAAGCGTCGACCAGATCGGCCAATTCGCTCAACGCCTCCCGCATCGCGTCCCTCTCCGCTGTGACCGTGGCGAGGGCGGCTTCGGCAGCGTTGGCGCGGGCCAGCTCGTGCTTGTACTCGCCGAGGATGTCCGACCACCGGTCGCTCCAGAGGACGCGCCTGCCGTCGTGGCCGATGTCGTAGGCCAGCCACTCCGCCTCCGCGAGCCGGGCGGTTAGGTCGGAGATGGCGGTGGCAGCTTCGGTATGGAGGACAGCGTAGTTGTTGCTGACGCACTTGCTCGGCTCGTCCACACCAGGGCCGCCCCCCACGTCTCCGCAGACGGGGCACGGTTTGAGTGGGTCCATGCGGAACGCAGGATCATCGAACGGGCATCGCCGCGCGTTGACGTGCTTCAGCCTCTCCACCAGCCCCGCATAGTCCTTATCGGGATCAGGGGTCAGCATTGCAGCACCACGATTTGGCCGGTCCTGCCCTCGCGCCGCTGAGCAGCATGCAACTCGTCGCTGCCCTCTTCGACGCCCCAGATATAGCCATCCATCGCCCATTCCGATTGGTCGTGGGCTTGGACGGCGACCAATGCAGTGGGCGGCATCTTCTTGAGCTTGTTGATCAACGCTCGGACGGTCAAGGCGCCCATCTACTTCCCCTCCCGTGATGCGAGAGCGCGAGCAACGTCGACGGAGTCGATGTCGGCAAAACGTTGGCCGTTGATCATCGGCTTGAGCGCAGCCATGGCGTCGGCCATCGAAGCGAAGTGGCGAATGCGCTTGTCCTTGGCGACCGTGAACTCTTCGATACCCACGGCGAAGACCGGCACGCCGGCCGCCAATGCAGCCCCAAGCTCGACCCAGCCGCCCTTGAGGACTTCGCCCGGCCCGCGGTTCAGGATCAACACCTCTGCACTCGACGCCTCGGCGATGCAGCGCCGCCACAAGTCGCTCAGGTCTTCGCTCTCGCCGATGCCGGCCTCGTCAATCCACGTCGAGATGATCGGGTAGCCCACCTTGTCGCGCAGCAACTGCCAACGATAGGCATGCGTCATAGTGGACGCGATGTAGATGCCGTGTCGCGCCGCATTCAGCAGGCTCTTGTCTGGAGCTAAGAGGGCGCGGCGTTCAGCCTTTTCCAGGGCAATCGCGCCGTCCAGGGCGACGATTGCGACGCTCAGTGCGCGTTCTTGATCCTGGTACAACCGCTTAAATGGTTCATTGGTCGCCGCAGCGGTCTGCGCTGCGACCTTTCGCATTGATTCCAGAATGTCGATGGCGGTCTCGCGCTCTTCTCCCTCCCGCTTGCTCGTATCGTCTTGCGGGCGAGAGCGGCCCATGGCGCGGGTAAGGGTCTCGACTAGACGCTGGTACTGCGGCGTCGAGAGCTTCCAGATTGACGCAAGGTACGCGGCCTCGCTCTCTGGGCTGAAATCTGGCTTTGCCTCGCTCAGCGGGGCGGTGTTCGGATTAGTCATGGGAGAGCTCCGGAGTAGGCGGGTCGCATGGCCGAAGGCCGCGCTTGCTGATGTAGGCACGGAGGCTCGAAAGCGAGCCGACGCGCCGACGCTTTGAACTGACAACTTCGCCGTCTGGTGCGACAAAATCGCGGAAATAGACCACGATCCGGCCAGCCGATTGAGTGTCGATGACTTCGACAATGCGAACGTCAACGCGGCCGGCCTCAACGCCGTCATCGCTGGGGTCGTCGGCAATGATCCAGCGTTTGCGTTCGTTGTCAGACACGACCTTGAAGGGGACGGGTCCGGTATAGGCGGAGGCCGGACTCCACGCTTCGCGTTTAGCGCCCATCAGCCTTCTCCTCCCTGCTCGGGGACCGGAGGGGTGGGAAGGGGCCGCCAGTAGGTGAAACTCTTGGTGTCCTCTCCGCAAACGCCTCGGGCAATCGCCTCGTCAGCCATTTCGCGACCGCGCTCGCTGTAGACCTCATAAACATCGTCAGGCCATACCCACGCGGCGTCACCATCGCCGAAGGTATGCCAGCGGACGAAAAGCGGGTTGGCCCAGTGCTCGGGGTCCGCTGCTGGATTGCACCATACCCAAATCCAAGTCCCATCCCTCGGCGCGGTTCCGATCGGCTGCCACCCCTCTCCCGCTACGAAGGAGGGCTGGGATGGCGGGGAGGAGAGGGCAGCAATGGCGTCATCAATGCGTCCTGCAGCGTCCTCATAGTCATTGTCGCCGGGCCCCACTTGCAGTTTGCGAGCGTGCTTCCGGAGCAGGGCTGCGCTTTTGGTCAGCCTCCCGATCAGGGCTTGCCGTTCCGGTCCCGCCTCCACTGCCTCTTGCATGACGCTAAGAGGAGGGCGGCCGGCAATCCAGATGGCGACGCGGCGCTTGCCCTGAGGATCGATGCCGGCCCAAGCGAAGTCGCGCGCCGCCTGCTTTTCGACATCGAACGCGGTCAGCAGCCATTGCGGCTCAGGATGCCACTCGGTTGAGCCGAACCACGGGCGGATCGGCACGATGCTGCGCTCGGCAGTCTCGCCGCGCCAGTTCGTGTAGATGATGGTGAGCGGGGGGCCCTGCGGATCGAGGGCAGCGGGCCTCACCTTGGCAGCGGCTTCAAGGGCAACGCGCATGTGTCGACGCTCGGTGCCCGACGGCTCTGCCAGCGGGCTCAAATTGGCCATGCACGCTGCCTCTACTTCTTCGTCGCTCACAGTGCTGTTCACGCCCATGACCTCTCCTCCGCCGCTTCCAGTTCAGCCATGCGATGCATGTCCGCCATTGCCTCGTCGTTCGTTTCGTAGAACCGGGCCGGGCTGACGGTGAGCTTCGGGCTACTCTCGCGGTAGATCAGCTGCGCGGCGAGCACTGGGCCGCAGAACCGCTCCAGCGCGTATCCCGGCTCTCCAGCCAGATGCACCACCCAGCCAGCGCGGCAATGGGTCGTCTCGCAGGGGTGCCAGTCGGTCATATCGAGCGCACCCGGCCGCGACGCTGCTTCCAGGACGCGCGCGTGGATGTGCTCGATTTTGGGGGTTGCAGGCCGCTCGAAATGGCCGGTTTCTCCATGCCTGCCCCAGCAGTCCGAGCGGTACGAGCAAAGCTGGCAGTTCCGGCAGCCCGAGCAGTCCGAGCAGTCCGCGCAGTCCCAGCAACCCGAGCAGCGCCAGCAGTTCGAGCAGTACGAGCAGCGCCAGCAGTTCGAGCAATTGACGCAATTGCGGCAGCCCTTGAGAGATTGCAGCGCCTCGCGCGCCACCTCCTCACTGCCGAAATAGACGACGCTTGCCCTGTTGCCGGCATCGTCCCGAAGCCATTTTTCCGCCGTGTCAGCCATTTTTGGGGTGATCCTTGATTTTACCGAAATAGACTCTTGCTGCCCTGAAATGTGAGAACTGGAGCGGACGTTGCTGCGGATCGAGGGGGCGGCACGAAACTGGGCCCCAGCCTCCGGCCCGGTTCGAGTGGAGCGGCTCATAGCTCGAACTCCGGCTCAAAATCGTAGTCTCCTGCATGCCACGTTTGGCTACCGGCCACATCTTCGATATAGCCGTACTGCGACAACCACGCGATGAAGTCCAAGCCGTCCGGCCTGTCGCCATCATGGATTAGCTTCCATTGCCCCGTGAACTCATTTGCGACGGTGGCCTTGTCGATCTCCTTGATCACAAGAAACGGCCCGTAATCACGGTAGTCGCTGTAGGCTCCGGTCGTAATGGTCAGCGTCGTGCCGGCGGGGATGACGTTCTTGCTGGACGGCTTCGGTTCCGTCATGGCGCTGGTTTCGCGCTGCTTTCGCAGTTCCTCCTGCATCCTCACGATCAATCCATCTTGGTCGGCAATGCGTGCATCCTTGGCGGCGAGAGCCCGGCACTGGGCTTCGAGGCTGCGGGCTTGCAGGTCGATGATGGTGATGCCGTGCAGAACGGCCGAGGCTAAACGCGGGGACTCGATCACCGTCGATGCTTCGATCATGTCCGCCTTGAGATTGATCGGTTCTTCAAGAATCGGCGCCATCTCGTCCTCCTAGCCCGCAAAATCCAGCAGTGCGTTCGGCTTTAAGCTGGAGCACCGCGTGACCAGAGCTGCGAGGCACCTCCCTCCACAGCATGCATTCGCCGCCAATGCAGGGAAGCGGGGCGCCGGGCTGAGAAAACGACAGCGGACACATCGTCGGCTTGATTTCGGCGATCATCGCGTGCCATCCCGAGCGGCCAGCGCCTCGCGGGTCAGCACAAGAACCGTGTTCGACTCAGACCGCGCTTCCTTGTCGGCAATCGATTTTATCTTTTCCCGCTCATCGGGAGGGAAATAGACGCCGACCATCGTCATCTTTGCCGCGCTCTTGTTTGGCCCTGGCTTGCCTTTTCCTGCCATCCTTTTATCTCCTCGAATCCATACTCGATGAGGGAAGGTATGCCTTAGACATGCATTTGGCAAGATAGTGTGGCCCAATTTTTTCTATTGCACTTCGCAGCAACGCGCATTATGTTGGTTGTCATCGGCAACGCGGCACCGCGCCGCATGAGGGACGAGAAATGGCAATCACACTCACGCGGGAACTAGCGTTCGCCTCCGGGCAGGACGCCGCCAATGCGCAGATGCGCAAAGCGAACCGCTCGAAGTGGAACGACGACGACGCCGCGCTGGCGGCCACGACCACCAACAGATTGCTGATGCATGTGCCTGCGGAATTCGGCGGCCTTCAAGGCATCCCGTTCAGCGTAAAGCAAATGCTCGCACTCGGCCTCGCCGCCTGATCCCCGAACATCGCCCTGCCCATCCGAGTGGTGAGCAGCACAACAGGTTTAACGCTGGCTGAAGGCCGGAAAGGGAGACGAAAATGGCAGACGAAACTTTCGAGGGTTGGGCGATCCTTGAACTGATGGGCCACCGGCAGCGGCCGGGGTACGTCAAGGAAGTCGAGATGGCCGGCGGCAAGATGCTTCGCATCGATATCCCCGTCACCGAAAGCGATGTCGTCACAGAGTTCTATGGCACTGCCGCTCTGTATTCGATGCGCCCCGCTTCGGAAGAAATCGTCCGGGACGCCGTGCGCCGAAGCTACGGCGCTGATCCGAGGCCGATCCGGCCCGTCGAATACCGGCCTTCAGAGCGCCTGTCGTCACCTGCTCTCGAAGATGATCCGGACGACAATAGGCCGTTCTGAGCCCTTCGCCCTGCGTCGAAGAAGCCGGCACAGCACCAGACGACCAACAAAATGGGGAACGAGAAATGTCCAAGGCAGACGAAACTTTCGAGGCGGCGCAGAGCGGGCCCGTCATCAAATCGGTGAAGGGCTTCAACTCTGAATTTCAGTGCTTCGGCGGAGGCCAGCCGTTCCAATTCGAGGTTGGGAAAACCTACACCACCCCCGGCGCCGTGAGGGTGTGCCACAATGGTTTCCACGCCTGCGACCGCTCTCCGTTCGACGTTTGGAACCACTATCCTCTGATCGGCGATGACGGCAAGCTTACACGCTACGCCGATACTGAGCAGTCCGGCGCCACGGATCGCGAGGACGCGACGGGCGGCAGCAAGGTCGCCTCTGCCACCATCACGATCAAGCCCGAGCTTTCGCTTCCGCAATTCATCAAGCGAGGCGTCGAGTGGCTTGTCAACAATACGTCCGCCGAGGCCAGAGAGCAGGCTGTCGCGGCGTCCGGCGACTACTCGAAGCTCGCGGCGTCCGGCAACTACTCGCAGCTCGCGGCGTCCGGCAACTACTCGAAGCTCGCGGCGTCCGGCGACTACTCGAAGCTCGCGGCGTCCGGCAGCGGCTCGGTGCTCGCGGCGTCCGGCAACGGCTCGAAGCTCGCGGCGTCCGGCGACCGCTCGGTGCTCGCGGCGTCCCGCAGCGGCTCGAAGCTCGCGGCGTCCGGCGACCGCTCGGTGCTCGCGGCGTCCGGCAGCGACTCGAAGCTCGCGGCGTCCGGCGACCGCTCGGTGCTCGCGGCGTCCGGCAGCGGCTCGGAGCTCGCGGCGTCCGGCAACGGCTCGCAGCTCGCGGCGTCCGGCAACTACTCGCAGCTCGCGGCGTCCGGCAACTACTCGAAGCTCGCGGCGTCCGGCAGCGGCTCGAAGCTCGCGGCGTCCGGCAACGGCTCGAAGCTCGCGGCGTCCGGCGACCGCTCAGTGCTCGCGGCGTCCGGGGCGCACACCTCGGCGAGAGGTGGCTTGGGCACATGGATTGCTCTCGCTGAATACAAGGATGGGAAGTGCATCGGCTTCGCTACCGGATGCATCGGCACCGATGGGCTTGAGCCCGATACGACCTATGTCGCCAAGGATGGCAAACTGGTCGCTGCGTAGCACTCCAAAAGTTTTATCCGAAAGAGGATCGACAAATGTTTTTCCAAATCATCATCGACGGCCGGCCGTGGCTCTACGATCTCGAAGCATCGTGGCCGAGCAGGAACGGATTATTCTCGGCGTTGCGCAACATGGAGTTGATCCAGGCCGGGCGAAAAAACCCGAGCGCCAACCCGGTACGCGTCTGGCTCGTCGCGCCGCTTGCCTCGGCCAGCCTGCCCTACGCATCTCCGTCAGTTCATGACGTGACACTCGATATGGCCCTCATCCTTGCGGATATCCAGCTTAAGGAAGCGGCGGTAACGCTCAACACGGTGGTGCAGGACGTGTTCTGCGACTTCTGCCTGCTTGCGGACGGCAACTACTGCGAAGACATCCTCGCGGATGCTCAGGTCGGTATTTCCGAGAGGATGAAGTCGTGAACTGGCTGGAAGACTGGATTTCCAATAACCCCGGCTGGGCGTGCATCGTCATCCTGACGCTATCGCTCGCGCTGATCGTCACCTTTTTGCCGAGCTGAGGAGGCGCCACCATGCATCATATCGTGTTCTTGCTCGCCGCCAGCGTACCGGCGGGTTGGTTGCTGTTCCTGCTGCTCGCGTCCGGACGCCTCTGACTCCACAGAGGCTGCCGTCCATGATGCCCGAAGGGGCCCCCGCGATTACAGGCGGGGGCCCCTTATCTATTCGCGGGTCTCAGGGGAGAACCTGAACGTAGCTTGGCGCGGCGATCAGAGCAATAGGCGCGGCCGATTCCGTTACCTTCGTTGGCCTGATGCATTTGCTCACGCCAACGGTCACATCGTGGCCGTCAATTGCGCGGACGGGTCGTTCTACAACGCCCCAGTGGGCGGCGGATCGGCGTTCGGCATGAACCGCGCTACAGGTGGGACGGACGCCTATGTAAGCCTCATAGGTGGTCGCTACTCGATTGAGATACTGGATTAGCCGGCACTGGCGACGGGCTTTCGCTCTTCCATGATCTTGACCCATCGCAACAGCGCTACCTTGTCAAAATATTGAAACTTCCGGGCTCGCCGCGTCGGATTTAGGGCCATGAATGGCTTGCGGCCCGGCGCATTGACGTTCTGCAATGTCTTGTAGGCTTCGTAAGCCAGGATATCGGCGGCTTGCAGCGGGACGTATGCCTTCTTCGCACCGAAGGCTAAAGTCATTTCCCGGTTGGGGTATCTGGCTTCCATGGCGTGAAACGTGGCGAAGGCTTCCCCTTCGTAGTCGTTTGTTTCATGGACAATTGCGACCGCCTGCGGGTCTTTTACACGGTCCATGGCGTCAAAGATGTTCATGAGAACCCACTGGAAACATGGAGCGTACGGGGTCTTTCCAAGCGCAACGCCGAGTTCAGGATGTTCCGCAACTACCTCTCGGTAATCGGTCAGCACAATCCCAGCGCAGAATGACGCGAGGGGAGCGCTGCCCATGATCGAAAGCATTTTCCGCACGAAGTCGTCGCGCTCCGGCTTCTCCCAGCCCTCGAATTCACCAGAGCGGTTGTGGCAATCGGCGGCATGATAGACGTGGATGGGCTTCTTTGCCGCATTCCACGCGTCGGTCCATTCAGCCCACGCCTCCGGCCTTCCTACCCACGCGCCGACAGCAATAGCCGGGGCGTTATCGTGAACACCTGATTCGTCCATGAAGACATTGAGCACCACGATGTAGCCGTCCCGGTCGGCCAGAAAGACGCGTCCGAACGCCAATACGGTATCGGCCTCGCTACTCATTCAGCACCCCGCCCGCTGGGTCCGAAAAGTGCATCAAAGGTCGCCATTTCGCTTGAACCAATATTACTGGAATTCGCTTTCCCATCATTGCCTCTCGTTGGGGGAAGTATCGCCGGATCGTCATACTGCAAGCGCTGGTCGGCGCTGCGTAACCCGAGACGCTCGGCCAGCGTTCGGGTTTCTCTCTGGCGCCAGAAGGCAGAGGATCGCGCCCCTTCCCCCTGGCGGCGCATTTCATCGGCCTTGGTGTCGATCTGCTGGTCAGGCGCCCTGATCGGCTTGGGGCCAAGCAACCGCTCGACGAGTTCGGCGCGTCGTTCGCGCGTCTCTCGCACATCCGGCCAGTCCTTCGCCGAAGATGTCTCGCGGCATTTCATCACATCCTTTTCAGCGCCGGCCGCTGGATCGTGTCGTGTCTGATTCGTTCCGGTGCATCCTGCTTTCGCAAAGTGGCCTCCTGTTCCGCATGCGTCATTCGCGACAGGTCAATCTTGCCGCGACCGAAGTCGATACTTACCAGGCCAGCCGGCACCTTCCCCTCCGGCGGTTTCCCGCCGATGGGATAGGCGATGAGATTGCGCATGTCAGTGCTGTCGTTCGGGTCGCGGGCGTCGGCCGGAAGGTGGCGACGCACCTCCGCTCCCAGCTCGGCGCTCGATGGTGGGTAGGCGTTGTTGCGCCCCTCCACTTCGCCCGCCGCGAAAGCGAGGCAGGCCACCCGGACCGATACCAGAGGATAAGGGCCGACCACCGCGAAGAAGACGCGCAGCGCTCCCTCAGTTAAGTTTTGCGATGAGGCCCAACCTTCCAACATGTTGAGCACCAGCGATTCCTTCGCGAGATGATCCGAGTTCATCTTGCACTCTCCGCCTCAATGCTTCCTTCGCGGCCTCTATCCCGCCCTGTCTACCATAGGAAGACCGGGCTTGCCCCCGTTCCATCCATTCGACTTTGAAGCCCGTCCAGCCGAAGACGATCATGGCCTCCGCTGCTGCATTCGGGTCGGCGCACTTGGCGAATTCCTTTGCCAGCAGCCTTGCGGCGAATGGCGTAAGCTTTGCCCGTTTCGCCGTCCGATGATCCACAACGCCTTTGGCGTGTTCCGCGTCCAATACGCGCTCAAGTTCTTGTCGTGCAGTGAACAGTTCAGCCTCAGCCCCCTTGGTCACGTCCTACCCTTTCGGTTTATCGGTTAACTCGATTGTGTCGATGGCATCGCCGGCGCGCCAGAGGCATCGTGGGCTTGCGCTTGGAGCCCCCCTTGCCGGTTTCCGTGGGGATGTCCGGCGAGTCCCCCAAGTGGCACTGGGGTCGCAGCTTCGCCGGCTGCGGCCCCAGGATCGCGCGCCGCCTTCAGACGTTCGGCGTGCTTCTTGACGCTATGCATGATTGTGGTGTGGTCGCGCCCGCCAAGCTTCCTGCCGATGGCGGCGCAGCTCATCTGCGTTTCCTTGCGCAGGCGATAGGCCATCTCGTGCCGGGGCAAAATCAGCTTGGTACTGCGGCTGTTGGACTGGAGCATAAGCAGGCTCACGACGTATTTGTCGCAGACCTCCCGCGCGATATCGTGCCAACGAGGATCGCTGTTCTTCATGGCGCGCTGGTTCGGCTTGCGCGGTTTCGAGAGAACGCGGATTTCGGTGCCGGCCGGCAAGTCGAGATCGCCGATTATCAACCAATCTCGCGGCGTTGGCCTCGGGTGGATGGCCCTGGCGATTGTCTTGAGCGGCGCCGGGGCCTTTGCCGCAGGCTTGCCCCAAAAAGCCGACCTGACACGGGCATAGTTCTCGATCATTTCCGAGGCCGACGTGAAGTCGAGCGCGTTCATGGATTTTTCCTCGCCTTCGCCCGCTTTGCAGCGGCGATGATTTTTAACTTCGATCCGGGAGCGGCACTCCGCATCGTTAGTTCGGTGCTCGTCAGCATCTATCCCCCTCTGTGTTTCGGGTTGAAGGTAGGGCTCAGCTTTCCGCGAACGTCAAAACGTCCACCGGCACAGTCCGCTTGGCCTGCTGCACGACACGAAGCTGCGTGTTGGTGGTGCGGAGAATCTCGCGGGCCTGAGATGCCACGGCATCAGCTTGGCCGGGCTGCATATCGCCGCTCTTGACGGCCTGCAAGGTTTCCCAAAGGGCCGACTTCAAGTTCTTGGCCGTCAGTGTCAGAACGTCTGAACTGCTCATAGTCACGTCTCCGTTGTTGGGTTTTTGCAATTCCGCCTTTCTCCAGGCGGATGTCGTAGTCGGAGGATTGCCGAAGAACTTCCTCTCGAATATCGAGGGCTAACAAATGGCACTCCCAAAATTCACCGTAGTCTTTCTTCGCCAAATATTGGCGGTCGTACTCCCGTTTCCACTCCCGATATTTTTGACTTTGGCAATATTCGATATGCTTTGGCATGCGCTTCTTGCGCTCAACCGCCGCCTTCGCAGGGTCGTAGGTGCGTTTGTGGTATTCTGCCTTCTTGGCGCGTAGTTCATCAGCTAGAGCGATGCGGCGGGCAGCGTCATATGCCTGCTTCTCAGCTTTGCGCTGCGCTGGCGACTCCCACTTTCTGCGCTCCAGCCCAGCGCATTCGCGTCCGCAGTAGAGCGGGAGCCCGCTACGCCGCGACCGGTTCACTTCCCCGACGAACCTGTCGGCCTCGACGCCGCAATGCGCGCATTTGAACTTCATCATCCTCAACCGCTGCGGCGACTTCGGCACGAGCGCGTTCATGGATTTTTACTCTTGCCTATTTCGCCGCTCCCCAAGGTCTTGAGATATTTCCGGTCTCGCCTGGCCAACTTGCCCTCGCGCTTGTCTTTGTGCGCCTCGCGGGTACTCACCAGATGCGCCGGCAACGTCCCGAGGTTCAGCCGGACCATCGCCCGGCGGTGAGCATACCCGAGAGAGGAAATCCGAGACTGGAGGGACAACAACGAAAGCGGCTCGGATGCATCCAATCGCAGTCCAAACAGCTTGGTCGCGACATAGGCAACATCCTCCGCGTTGCCGATTTTGCTGGTGACCACGCCATTTGCCCCGAGGAAGGCTTTCAACTGCAACAACTGGATAGGCCAGTTCATCATAACTATCTCCCTATTCTTATCTAACCATGTTCGCTGAGTTCAGATCGGTTGTACTTGGGCAAAGGACGACCTTCCCCGCTAAAAAGCAGGGTCGGTCCCCTCCCGTGCTACCCGTTCCCTTGAGACGAGTCGGCGCATCGGGCAACATCAGGGAAATCGAAACCCCTTCCGTCACGACCGCTACTTTCACCAAGCATTTCGCTGCTTGGCCGATCCCCCTTCGGTCGTCAGGACTGGGGTTGCACCGTGATCGTCCCCGTGAATGGTGCAGGCTAGACCTTAAGGCGGCTCACTGGGCGCACACCATGCAGCGGCTACCTGCCGCCACAGCCGCGTGGAAATGCCCACGACGGCCCTCAAGGGGAAACCAGCGCGAGAAGGCTTGCAATGGGTGAGGAGGTTGCCCATACAGAAGGGGCAATCCCGCACGCGTGCACATCGCGTCGGTGGCAGACTAGGGGCCGGTGGAGCTGATTACTCCCCGGCCTTCGTCTTATTTGCGCCACCGACTCCCGTTTTGGCAAGAGCCGGCAGACGCAAAGTTCACAGCATCATCAGTTGATAAGCGCAGCGGCCCGCTTTTTGGCGGCCTGCTCGGATTGTGACGGCTTTTTGGCGGCGGCGACATCATCCGGCCATTGTCCGCCGACCAAGGGGGCGTTACGGCCGCCGAAGGCAAGCACGTTCTCGCCCTCCTCCTGCTCTGCGGCGTTCTCAGCCTCGCTGGGAGGCGTCGGCCGCGCCGGGGCGGTATTGGTAGCCGAAGCCTGCTCGCTGCCGCTGGCGACCCGTTCCTGTGCCGCGCCGCCACGGTTCGGGTCGGATCGTGGGTTGGTGTCGGAGTTGATAGCGCCTTCCTTGCCGGTCCGTGCCCGGTTTTCTTCACGCTTGCGGTTGCGCTCGGCCTGGACCGGGAACAAGTCGTTCTGCCGATCCGAAATCGCCGACAGCACGCGGTTGATGCCGACCTGGTAATCGCGGCGCTCGCCCGTGGTCATCTGCTTGACCATGCCGACGGCGTGCTGAAACGCCTTCGAGGGGATGCCGATCTTTTCGGCGTTATCGCGAATCGTCTTGCGTTCGTCGTTGATGCCGGCCGACCGCCGATCACAGCTCGCGTATTGTTCGGCGAGCTTGATCAGGCTCCCGTCGATTTTTTCTTCTTCGGGGGATTTCGACATTCAGTCTCTGCCTTTCGAGGTTACGATTTCAACAATGATGCCCTGAGCCTCAAGGCACCGAATTTTCAAAGCACTATCTGGCGACATGCCGGCGGCGGGCTTGAAGTCGAGAAAATGGGCGCCTGTATCGTCGGAATAGGCGTAATCGACGATCATCTTGCTCCACTGCACGGGCAGTCCTTCACGCCCCACCGTCATCAACGGTAGCACCACCTGCCGGCGCAGGTCCGATATTTCGCCGGCCCGTTCGAGCATCTGCAAGGTGGCAAAATACTTGGCCTCCCCCTTCGAATCGAACCGGGTGAAATCCATACGGCCGCAGGAAAGGCATTGCGCCGGCTTCTTGCCTTCGTGCCACAGCCCGCAGCCGTTGCAGACATGGACGATGATTCGCCTCGCCGCCGCATCGCTGCCATTGACGCGCCCCGTTCGCAACCATGCGCCGCCACGGGCCATCAGACGCGCGCTCCGGCCCGCAGGCTGATCGCCGCCTGAATATCGCCGGAAGCGATGCCCATGCGCTGTAGCCGGGCGGCAAGATCGCTGACGCCGTAAGCCGGCATTATCCGCAGCCATGCCAGTGGCGACATGGAATCCTTCAGGTTGTTGCAACGCTGGCAGCACACCACTTCGTTGAGTTCGAGCCATATCCGCGACCGGTTGAGATGCTTGCCGGCCGAGATCGGATGGACATGATCGATCGAGCGGACCGCAGGCCCATGCAGTGCGCCGGGGCGCCCGTGCTGCATTCGCGTCCCGCAATAGACGCAACCGCGCCTCATACGACGTTCGCGAGGCCTTTGGCCGCACGATCCTTGACCGCCTCGTCAACCAGACGCTCGACCATATCTCCTACGGTCCGCCCTTCCTGCGCGGCGAGCCGGCGCACCTCGTCGCCGAGAGGCTTTCGCAAACTTGCCTGCACCCGAATTGTCGTCGCCATTTACACGCTACCTTGCTTTGTTTTGCGGTTGACATATGAGGTAACACCGCTCAACTTAGAGCGCAATACGAAACAGGAGAACGCCTTTGCCCAACGAAGAATATTCGAATTGGCGGGCCGAATTGAATGGCCGCGCCCACGAACACGATACCGATTCCAACATCTGCGGGCGCTGGCGGATCGTCGGCGCGAAGACCAAGCCGGATTACCCCGTCGCGATCTGGCCGACCGGAACCGGGCAATTGCTGAAAATCGGCCGGCAGGAAGCGGTCTCGCAGAATTCGACCGACTGGCACGAGTTCATCGGTAACGGCTGGACGAAGTGCATTGCCGTCAGCGTCGTCGAATACGATGCCGCCGTGGCGCATGGCGTCTGGCCGAACGATGGCAAGCCGGCCCGCAGGCAGACCGAGGCGGAGAAGGCTGGGTTCTCCATGACCGGTCTGGGCGATAACGCGCCGCCGGCCGAGGAGGCGATTGCCGACCAGATCGCATCTGCCGTCGAAAGTGCGCAGAAGATCACGGCCGTGATCGACGCTGACGGCGCTCGTAAAGCCAACGAAATGGCCGAACGGTTGCAGACGCTGTTCAAGCTGGGCAATGCCGAGCGCGACAAGGAAAAGCGTCCGCACGACGACGCCAGCAAGGCGGTGCAGGCGAAGTGGCTGCCGGTCATCACGCCCGCATCCGACGAACGGGTCCGCGTGCTGGGCTTGGCCAAGGCGTGGGTAAAGGCGGAGGAAGACCGGCAACGGGCGGCGGCAGAGGCCGCGCGGCGGGTCCGGCAGGCGGAAATCGACGCCGAAAACGAGCGTATCCGGCAGGAGAATGAACGGCGCATGGCTGAGGCGCGGGTTGCCTTTGCAGACGCTGTCGAAAATGGCGATTCGGCGCCGCCTCCCGTGGCCGAGCAGATCGAGGAACTGGCGCCGGCCGTGACCGAGGCGCCCAAGGTGCAGGCAACCAGTTCGTATGGCAGGGCCGTCGGGCTGCGCACGGTCACCCGGGCCAACATCACCGATATGCGGGCGCTGACGCTGGCGCTGCTCGATACCGGACATCCGGAATTGCAGGACATGATCAAGAGGCTCGCCGACCGGGCGGCAAAGGCAGGCATCGCGCTTTCGGGGATGGTGATCGAGAAAACGAGGGAATGATGGACGAGTACACCGAGGAAGAACTGGCCTGCCTGCCCGTCGCGGTAAAAATCGTCGTTTCCATCGTGCTGGTGCTGGCTGTGATCCTGGGGATGATCATCGATTTCTCGACGACCCTTTTCGTCGAAATCCTGTCGGCATTCCGTGCCGCCTATCTCATCAGCGCCTCGAACATCGAAACGGCGACATTCATTCTGAAATCCATGTGGGAAAGACCATGAGCGACACTCAGCCCAAAGCATTCGCACCGCTGCCGGTCGGCGGCGAGGTGCTGGCCATCGTGCCGCAGAACTTCGACGAACTTGGCCGCATTGCCGGGACCATCCTTGGCAGCGGGCTTGCCCCTCTGTCGCTGGCCCCGCCCCCAAGGGAAGACGAAAACGCCGAACGCGTGGCGATCCGCAACAAGGCGGCAATCGGCAGTGTCCTCATGGCGGGCATGGAACTCGGCGTTCCGCCGATGGCGGCGCTGCGCATGTTCGGCAACATCAACGGCAAGGTGATGCTTTACGGCGATGGCAATGTCGCAGTGGTGCGCAAAGCCAGGATGCCGAATGGCGAAAAACTTGCCGTCTACATCCACGCCGGGTTCGAGGCCGTTCGCGGCCCGACGGGCGAAATGACGGACGAATCCTATGGATGGTGCGAAGCCAAGCGAGCCGACAATGGCGAGACGCACCGCGAGGAATTCAGCATTGCCGACGCCAAGATTGCCGGGCTCTGGTCTCCGGCTGACAGGGTGAAGCGCTACAAGAAGGGCGGCGACAGCTACGAAGCCGCCAACGACTCGCCGTGGCACCGGTTCTGGAAGCGGATGCTCCAATGGCGCGCCACCGGCTATTGCATGCGCTGGCTGTTCGCCGACGTGCTGGGCGGCATGCTGGATGAATTCGAGGCGCGGGATATCGAAATGCTGGTCGATGTCACGCCTCCCCGACAGATCGACAGCACGGTACCGCCGCCCCCGCCACAGGATGAGCCGGAGAACGATGAGCCGCAGCCATCCTCATTGCCGGTGGTCGATATGGCGGAGGATCACCAAACGGCCGCTGGCGCCCCTTCCGATGGGCCGCCGTCGCGTATTCTGACGATCAACGGGGAGCCCGTGAGTGTCGAACAGTTCCTCGAAACGGTCGAGGGAGACATGTCGCTTGCCGTTGGCGAGGACGCTATTATCCAGGCATGGGACGAGCACGATGTCGAATCGGTGCTTAGCGACCTGCCGGACGATTTGCAGAAGGCGTTCGACATGCGCCGGGCGCTCATCGACCGGGCGACCATTTCGCACGATCCGGAAACCGGAGAAATCACCGGCGACGATTTCCCGCCGCCCGATGAGGATGAAGGCCAAGGCGATATCTTTCCGGGAGACAGACCGATGAAACCGCTCGGTCGGCCGCTGAAATAAAATGGCCACACCGAAGCTGATGTTCACGCGCCGGCCAGCGCACAAAGCGGGCGAGGTGGGGTTGTTCCCCACCGAGCCATGGGCCGATGAGCGCATGAGCAGTTATCCGATGAACGCCTCGCTCGGCGTCACCATCACCAATTTCAAGCGCGCCGGGAAAATGGGCTGGTACTGGGGTGGCCTCGCCCTGCTGCTCGAAAACCTCGATGAGGCATCGCAACTGCAATGGCCGACAACGCGCAAGCTCCACAACATGCTGATGGAGGAGCTTGGGCATACCGAAAAGATTTACCGGATCGACGGCAGCTTTCGCGTGGTGCCCGACAGCATCGCAATCGACAACATGGACGACCCCACTTTCGAGGCTTTCTTCGAGCGCGTACGCGCCTTCATGGTGGAGCATTGGGGCGATGACCCCTGGCAAATGTGGATGGACGAACGGCGTCCGAACGGCAATTCCAACAGGACCAAGAAATGAACCCGAAATATCGATGGACCCACGGCCGCATCGCCATCCTCATTTCCTATTGGCGGGAGGGCCGCGACATCAACAGTATCTGCGAGTTTATCGACGCCACTCGCAGCACGGTGGTGTCGAAAGCGGAGCGTCTGCAATTGGGGCCGCATCCGAGCACGATCAAGTCGGCACCGCCGATGCAGGCCGAAACCGAAACGGAGAATGAACGGCCGGTCCGGATGCCGGTGGTCGGCTTCCAGCAGAGGCGGTTCGCGTGGGAGGTGGCGTGACGTATAATCACGCTCCGCGCCGCCGCTTCACCAAGGCGCAACGTGCTGCCTTTCTCGTCCTGCATGGAGGCGTTTGCTATTGGTGCGAGCAACCTATCGAACCCGGCCAGCCATGGGACATTGAACACCTCACCGCCCGCGAGCTGCTGCCAGATGCCAGCGCCGATGCAGACGAGAACCTGGCGCCGATCCATGCCCATCCGATGCCGTGTCACAAGATCAAAAGCCGGCGCGACAAGGCGATGATCGCCAAGTCCAACCGCATCCGCCGCGCGGCCGGGCCCGTCGAAGACCGGCGCGACGCCAAGCACCCGATCCGTAGTCGCGGCTTCCAGCAGGGCGCCCGCCCGATGGTAAGCCGCCCTTTTCCGAAACGAGGCAAACCATGAACGACAAATCACAGACGATGACCGACGTGCTTGCGGCCGCAAGTTCTGCGCTCGATAATCCCGCCCTCAGCAGGGCGATTGCCCGCGAGCGCGAGAGACAGGCCGGCACGCAAATCCTTACCCGCGCTCAGCAGCGCTTGGAGCAGGACGAACTGCGCCACGCCGAACTGGTGAAGGAAAAGAGCCAGTTTCGCGACGACATCGAACGAACCCGGCAGAACATCTCCAAATTGCAGGAGGTTCTGGCGGTGCAAGAACACAACCTCGCCGACATCGAGGTAGAGGACGCGAGCTGCCTGGAGTCGATCCACGCTCTGCGCAATCGGGGAGTGGACCTTTGAACGACCGTCCCATTCTGTTTAACGGTCCGATGGTTCGCTCGCTGCTCGCAGGCACCAAGACGCAGACGCGGCGGGTGATGACCGTCGGCAATGCCGCGTTCGGCGGCGCGCCACGCGACTTCTGGGCGCACGGGAATTTTGCCGCGGCGTATGTCGATGGGCGCGCCGAGAGCGGCCAGTACCTTCATGTTCCGTGCCATGTGGAAGTTGGGCCGGCCTGCGATTGCCCGCGCTGCCTCGACATGGGTTGGCCGGGGACTGTGAAGCGGCTCTGGCCTCGCATCGAAGTCGGCGACCGGCTCTATGTCAGGGAGGCGTGGCGCACCTTCGTCAGCCTCGACAAGATCGCTCCGCGCGACATCTGGGCTCCCAATCTAGAGCGCGGCGCCGGCATCTACTACGAAACTGGCGGCAATCTTTCGATCACCAAGGGCCTCGCCGGCAGGGAGTGGATCATCGGGGACGATGAGATGTCGGGCGGCGCCGGCAAGTTTCGCCAAGCCATGCACATGCCCCGCTGGGCCTCGCGCCTGACGCTCACCGTCACCGAGGTGCGGGTGCAACGAGTGCAGGAGATCAGCGAGGCGGGTGCCAGAGCCGAAGGGGCGACGCTCTACGAGCCTAAGAACCACCTCTCCCATGGCGGGTGGTCACATGACCAATGGCATGTGAGCGAGACGCCGAGGGCGTCCTACGAGAGCATTTGGGACAGTCTCAACGCTGATCGCGGCTTCGGCTGGTCGATCAACCCGTGGGTCGTCGCCGTCAGCTTCACGGTCGAGCGCCGCAACATCGATGAGGCGCCTTTGTGAGCTTCCATTTCGGATCGGGCTGATGCCGGTTCGCAGCGTCAAAACCCAGCATCCGAGCGGCGCCACCGGTGTGGTGATGGCGTTCGATTGCTTCGTCTCCGGATGCACGACCGAGGCGTCCTATGGCTTCGGCGGCAGCATTCGGGCCGCCATGCGGAGCGGCGACCGCCAGCGAGGTGGAATATGGGCTTGCGCCGAGCACCGAGAAAAAGCCCACGCGCTGTATTTCGAGTCGTACGCGGCAAGCGAAACGTCCCCTGCGCCAGAAGAACCGATGCTGCTGTGAGCCTCCGCCGTCTGTCATTGAACTTTCGCGGGCCGCGCTGCATTGTAGATCGCGCCAGCAATCGCGAGGCCGGAATGCCCCTCTTTGCGAGTTACGCCGATTTCGTGCGGTTAGAGCGCAAAATCGACCTGAGTTATGCCGCCCTTCAACTGATCATTCGAAAGGATACCGATATGGCGAAGACCCTTGCCGAAATCGAAAACGACGCCGAGGCCACGCTCGCCAAGGTGCAGGCGCAGACCAGCGCCCTCACCGCGATTGCGCAGGTGATCACCGACCAGAAGACCAAGATCGCCGATTTGCAGGAGCAGCTTGACGACGCCATCGCGTCGCAGGCCGACCCGGCCCAGTTGCAGGCTATCTCCGACGCGATCAAGCAGACCAACGATGCCCTCGACGCCAATGCCGCCGCCGAAGCCGCGCTCGCCAATACCGAAGCCGTCGCCCCGCCGGTGGTCGAGCCGCCGCCCCCGTCCGTAACGTCCACCGCGCCCGTGCTCAATGCGGTCTCCCCGCCCACCGGCATTGCCGGCGATACGGTCACCCTCACCGGCAGCGATTTCGTTTCGACCGAAGGCGTCAGCTTCAACGGCATTCCGGTGCCGTCGACCGGCATCAATGTCACCGACGACGGTACGGCGATAGTCATTGTCCCTGCCGGCACCGGGTCGGTTCCGGTCGTCATCACCACCGGCGCCGGTAGCAGCGCGCCCGCGATGTTCACGTACAATAGCTGATCCGAAGTCAATCAATGCCGGGGGCAGCGCTTCGATGCGCCGGCCCTGGCTCATACTGGCAGGCGCGAGATTACAACGCCGACGATAATACCGATAATCAGCGCGGCGGCGACAATTCCGCGAATCGACATCTGCGGCGCCACCGCGCCCACGCTGTTGAATCCGAAGAAAATCCCGAACATTCCGAGCCCCATCAGGTAGGCCAGATAACCGCTCACCGGGCCGTGCAGCAGGTCGTCTGGATAATTCTGCTCGGCGAGGAACAGCGCCCATAGCCGCGTCAGGAAAAAGCTCAGCGACAGCAGGAACAGACCGGTTTTAGCGACCAGCGCCTGCCATGACAACCCGTCGCCCCGGTTCAGCCAGATATCGAACATATCCGGCACCAGCGTCATGGATGTCATCAGCGACAGGATCATCAATGCCGCGTTGACGGCGCCGCGCATCTGGTCCGGGAAGGGAAGGGCCGGAACCCAATAGATCAGGTTGGCGGCGATGAAAATGCCGACGATGCGGAGCCTAGTGACTGTCATTTTGGGGATGCTTCCGGGTGCCAATCATTTCATCGAAAAGAACGCTGCGCAGCACGATCTTGTTGGCGAGACTCAGGTTCGTCGCCTCGCGCCTCATCTTGAACCGCAATTCTTCGTACTCGCGTTCTGACGCCGGAGCCGGCGGTGTCGGTACGTCCGTGGTTTTCTGCCCCAGCATTTTCCATAGCGCCTTGATCATCACCGGCGGCCCCGCGGCAACAAGCTGAGAATGGTTTCTCGCAGTTCCTGCATCGCAGGGATATTCAATTTCAGGTCCGCGATGTGGGCGGCCCTCGAGTCGGAGAGTTCCCGATCCTTCACCACCAGCGCCTCATCCTTCTCGTGGTAAACCCGAAGCAGCCACCAGATCAGGAAGCAGATGGCCGCCGTCTGGAAGATAACGACCGCGCCGAGGATTGGGTCCGCCTTGAGGATTTGATCGGCTGCCGCAGCCACCGGCAGCGACGGGATATCAATGTCGCCGCCGGTCACGCTGCTTATCCTTGAGTTCGGCGCTTTTCCGCGAGTAGAGGAAAACCAGCAGGACGAAGCCAGCGCCAAGGCCGATAAAGGCCAATATTTCGGCGACCTGCGAGGGCATAGGACGACACTCCCCCGATCAGGATGAACGCCAGATAATTGATCAGTTCGAGCACCGCCGAGTAAGCGTCGTGGTCGATACCGGCGCCCGCGAACAATACCGAACCGGCATCGGCGATGCTGGCGAGCATCGACAGTTGGAACAACAGCCAGATATGGAGTTCCCACTGGTGCCGCCCAAAACAATAGATCGCGGCACAGACGCTGAAATCCAGCGTGCCCGTCACGGCATCGGCGAAGGGAAGCCCCGCACGCCAATACCATGTCGAGACGATCAGATCGCAGCAGATTGCCGCGATCCAGACCATGCCGCGCTGATTGCCGGCGACGAGAGACAGCACAAAGCATGCCGTCCCCACCATCAGCATATAGAGTTCGTAATCGCTCACCTGCCGCCGCCATCGGGATGCACGGTGCCGGCCGGCGCGGGCGGGGGCGGCAGGTCGATGCCCAGCTCCTTGGCGCGTTCGGTATCGGCCTGGTGCCGCTCGATCACCTCCGAATAGACCGAATTGACGCTGGCGGCGAGTTGCCGGGCATAAGAGCCATATTGCTGGCCTTCGAAAAAGCTGAAGGGCTTCACGTCGCCGGTGACGGCCGGCCGCGCGGCGGCAATGTCGGCATAGACGGCCGGCAGTTTCAGCAGCGCGTCATGCGCCGTCAGCAGCGCGGCTTCGGCGGCGGCGTAAGCCTGAACGCCGGCGGCAACGGAGGTCGAAATATCGGCCATGAGAGATAGTCCTTATGGGGTTGTGGTCGAGGGAGGGGTAGTAGGAGAAACAGGATGCAGGTTCGGCGGCGCCGCGTAAGTGCCGGAAAATCCGAGCACGAACCCGATCGCCGCATTGATCAGGGGAATGGCCGCCCATAGCCAGCCGGGCAGGCCCGCCGTGGCAGGCACTGCGACGTAGACGATGGCGGTGCTGCTGGTGGTGGCGACAGCGGCGCTCAGGCCGGCGGCGAGCGCCTTGGAGAACCGCTGAATTCGAACCCAGTCGATGGCCATTTGCGTTGCGGCCCCCACCGCAGGAAACGAGGCCGGAGCGGTATGCCCCGACCCGGAACGATCAATCCCGTCAGGCGCCGGGCGCGGTGGCCGGCGGGATCGCCTTGTCGTCAAGAACCGCCTCGATCTGGGCGATCACATCCTTGAGCACGGCCAAGGTCTGGCGAGCCTTGGCCTCGCCGTCGGAACTGCCGGTGAGCACCTTCACTTCGGTCATCACATCGGCCTGCAAATAGGGCAGCAGCGGCAGGTAGGAAATCAGCAGTGTCAGCAGGGAGAGGTTCATCTGAATGTCCTTCAGGGTTGACGGGGGCGAAACCGGCGGGGCCGGCGTCGACGGCGGGACTGTGGCTGGAATTCGACATTGCTTCAATACCGCTTCGACGCGCTCCGGCGCCAGTTGTGCGGCATTGAGCGAATCGCCTGCGTAATAGCTCACGCCGCGAGCGACAGAGCCGTGGGCGCCCTTCGTGGCCGACAGGACCGGGAACGAGGCCCATTCCTGCGCGAGCGCCTTGCCGAAATCGATGGTCGACAAAGTGCCCGCGATGAAATTCGCCCAGCCGCGACCGAGCAGCAGTTGAAAGGCGAGCGCGTCTTGCAGCGCCGGGGTGAACAGCGCCGAGCCCGCGATCTCGGTCTTGCTCATCAGGCCCTTGAGCGTGCTTTGGATGATCTGGTAGCCGCCGGCTGCGGTACTCGGCCACTGCTTTGCCCACAGCGCCTGATTGGCCTGCAATTCGGCGAGCGTCATGGCGGTGATTTTCTTGGCTATGGTGCGCTCGTGGTGGGCGAAGATCACGTTGTACTGGTCGGTGGGGCCAGCCTCGGCGGAGCGGATCAGATCGAGAAGCGGCCGGACGCTTGCCGGTACGGATGCCATGATCATTCGCTTGCCCCCTTGAGCGGCGCCAGCTTCTGCTGCACCGCCTTTACCACGATGTCGGGCCATTTCGCCATAATGGCGCCGCGTGCCGTCTCACGCGATTGCGCGAAGGTTTCCTTGACCACTTCGTGCCGCACCTCCGGTGGCCACGAGGCCCATGCCGGAGAACGCACCATCGTATCGAGACGCGACTTGGCCATGCGACCGGCATATTGCGAATATTGGTCGTACTGTTCATCGGTGAGCAGCACGCCGCGAATCTTCCTGTCCGGCGGCCCGGGCCAATAGCCGGCGCTCAGCAGCGCCTGGTTGACCGGATCATGGCTCACCTGCTGCGTATAGATCGCCGAAAGGAACGATGGCCCCAGCGCCGTCCCTGCCGGGATTTCGTTGCCCCATACATCGCGGCGCGGCATCAGGGTTTCCGACAGACCGGGGATTTTCTGCTTGATCGTGTCGATGACCGTGCGCGCCTGCCGCGTATAGGGGTCGGTGGAGCGCGTCGCCTGCCCCATGAGCCCAGAGAACGGCACGAACGAAGCGGCGAAATTGCGCAGGTAAGGCTGACCGTAGCGCCCGTGGTCTTCCAGCGCCTGGATAAGATCGGCCGGCCCGGTCATGAAGCTGGCATCGAAAATGTTCTGCATGAAGGCGTGCAGCACCGCCGCGCCCGCTGCCGCGACATCGCCGGTCTCGGCGGCATGCGCGACATCGAGCATATCGGCGGATATGCCGGCCAGCATGCCGACCGGCCCAAGGGCGCGCAGGTCGTACCACATATCGCCGATGCGGGCGCTGTGCGGCTGGTTGCCGGCGAGCATCCATAGCGCCGTCTGCTCCGGGTCAGCCGGCCCGGAGCCGCTGAGCAGGCCACGCGCCGCCAAGCCGCCGAAGCTGATGGCGTACGCGCTGCCCAGCAGCATCTTGGCGGTTGCCGTGTCCTGCGCGATATTGCCGTTCTTGCCGGCGAGATCGGCCCGAATTTCCGGAGAAACCAGGCCGAAGGGCGTACGGTGCATCGCTGCCTGCTCGATGATATTGGACGGCGTGTTGATGAACGGGGCGATGAATTTCAGCAGTGGCAGACCGATGATGTTGAGGTTCGACAGCCGACCGAGTGTCGTAACGAATTCGCTACGATTGGCCATGAAGGTCAACTCGCTGGCGTTGGAGCGAGATAGCTCCATCATTTCGGAACTGGGGTTCTGGTAGAGATCGCCGATGCGGGCGTGCAGGTCAGTGCCGGTTAATCCCTCCTCTGCCGCCTGACGGTACGATATCCGCGCCTTGGCCATCGAATAATTGGCGGCACGAAAAAAGCTGTCGCCTGCGGCCAGCATGCGCGTCGGCGCCCGGAGCGTGGTTCCGAGCGGGACCACCGTCGTGCCACGTATTGCGATATCAGGAATGGCGCCGAGCGGCGAGAATCTGAGGTGCAGCAGCGGCGCCTGCGCATCGCCCCCGCCTGCCGCCAGTTTGCCGATGGCCACCAGCCCGTCGGTTAGACCGCGTACCGTACCAAACAGTTCCGGCATGATGCGGTCGGCGGTCATCGTTTCGTCGAGAAATGCGGTATGGGCCAGTTCGGAGCCGGGCTGGTAAGGCAGCGCCGAGATTTCTTCGCCGGGGAGCGCGATACCTCTGCCGGTTCGGATGGCGTCCAGCGCCGCCTTGGTAGCCACGGGCAGGGATTGGCCGGCGGCTCGCAATTGAGCGCCGACCTCCCCCATACGGACCCGCGTGCCTTCGCGGCCGGCGGCGCTACGCACCTTGCCGATCAGTGCCGCCATTGCCGTTTCGGGCCCGGCCGACTGCAACGACATCAGCGTGTTGCCGATAGCGTTCGTCACTTGCGTGCGCGGGCCCGACACCAGCCCGTTGATCCAGTATTCGAGGATCATCCGGCCGAAATCGCGCTTCTGCGCATCGCGAAGCATCTTGGATACCTTGGCGGGGGTGTCGAGCTTGGCCCCAAGCTTGGCCTCCTCCCTGAGCTGGAACAGCGTCTTGCCAGTTGCGGTGCGCAGGAACTGGTCAATGACTGTCGCCGTTTCCTGCCCAGCAAGAGAGCGGAACGCCCGCAATGCGCGTCCGGCTTCGGCGGTGATCCCGGCCACCTGCCCCTGTATCATTACGTGTCGGTCTCGCGCCTCGGCGTAGGCGAGCACGTCCTGATCGGATCCAATTGCCGCCGCTTTCATCAGTTCGGAAACGCGCGTCGCCGACTGGATGAGCAGTTTGCGCGCCGCAACGATTTGTTCGGCGTTGAACGCTTCCCCAAGTTTTCGTTTGCTCAACTGCGCCACGTCCATGCCGAGAGCGTCGGCCAGGTCCAGCACCTCGCCGTCGGTGAGTTCGCGACGCTGGTCAATGAAGCCGTTGTTGGTATCGGCGGCATCATGGATAGCCTGAGCTACTTCGGCGCTGGTGGTGAGGTTTTCGACTCGGATATTCCCGGCCTTGTCGAGAAAAGGAGACTCGGCTGCTCCAAGGAGGGCCGAGGGGGAGGGATTGAGGGGGTTAGCCCGAGCAGCGCCAGCAGGTTCGGATCGCTCGCCCCGTAATCCGGCATCTGCTGGTCCGCGTTCTCCTGCCAAGCCTGGGCCCGCTGGCCTAGCTTCGTTGCCGCCGCCGACGACCTCGCCATGTTCGCCGCCACCCGCGCCGCCTGCGGGCTCAACCCCGGGTTCGCCGCCAGCCGCACCCACTTCTGCCGGTCCAGGTTCGCTTGCGCCACCTTCTGTTCCAGCGTCGGCGGCGGCGGCTGCATCTGCTGCCTGCTGCTCGGTTTCTGCTGCGGTGATTTCATTCAGTACCTCCGGGGGTTGTTCGGCGAGATATCGATCGCGCTCGGCGATGATGCGGTCCATGGCCGGCTCCGCCTCATGCGGCTCGACGGTCGCGGCTTCGCGCTCATGGATGTCGACGGGGCTTTCCGGGGTGGCCCGTTCCGGCGCCACCACTGTCCGGCTCGGCTCCTCGGCGATAAGCCGGTCGAACACGCTCCGGATGTCCTCATTGATCGGCGTGCCGAGCCCCTTGATGCTCGCATAAATCGAGGACAGCCACGACTTGAATTGGGCGAATACCCGCGCGAGACCAGCCGATGGGGCGACCCCTTCGCGCATGTACTGCTCGAAGCCGCGTGCGAATTTTTCGTGCTGCCGCGTTACAGGAGAGGCTTGGTCTTCGGTCATGCCGAGCCATTTGCGCACCGTCGCGGTATCGGCCTTCACCGCATCGGGGGCCGCCGCATGGGAGGCGTCGCGCAGCATTTCTTCCAGCCACTGGTGCCCGGTCTCATGAATGAACGTCGAGGCGTTGGCATCCGCGAACAGTTTGATGATCGGCTTCCTGCCGGCGGCGAAAGTGATCGAGCCGCGCTTGCCTTGCTCGTAGTTGGTGATCGGCACGCGGCTGTCGTCGTAGATGACGTAGTTGGTCGATTGGCTCTCGTGGCCGATGTACTGGTGGCCGGGGATGCCAGCCCATTTAAGGGCCTCTGACGCCTGCTGTGGGCTTCCCATCTTGTTGTAAATCTGTGCGCCGGTATCCGTTGGAAGTAGCGGCTTGTCGGCAAACTCACCTGCTTTGGCCAGCTTTTCGCGCACACCTTCGGGCTGCTCGCTTAGCGGCTTGTCCCAATCCATAAGCTCGTGGGGCTCGGGGACGTCGACGTGGTAGAGGCGACCGGGCTTTTCGTTCTTGATCAAATCACTTGCCGCAAATGCCTCCGCAATGTTCGCGTGTCGGGCGTGATCGAGTTTGATAGACTCATCAGAGGCTTCAGAGGCATTAAGCCGCTCTATCTTGGCGTATTCTCGAAGGTCGGATCGCGCATCGTCTGATCCCAGAACAGAGTCCCGAGCGACAGCCAGAACGTCGCGCACATCGCTCGCAGATGCGTTCTCGACGCCTGCTCGGCGAGCAAGGTCCAGAATGTGATCTTGCGACAATTCACGCAGGTATTTCCCGTCGAACTTTACTTGTTGCCTGCCAGCCAGTTGCTCGCGATACCAATCCGCAACCTGTTTCTTGCCCGCGAAGTACAGCCCATGCCCGTAGGCTTGCGCGCCTTCGCCAGTCCCGATTTTCTCCGTCGAGAACCTGTCGAAGATGTGCGGCGAGCCGTGATAGGCTGGCTGATAGAGCGTGCGCTCAGGGACCGGCCGCAAATCATCCCGCCGATATTTTATCGGGTTTGTCTCCGAATCGCGTTCGTAGGTAGCTGGAGCTATCTTCGTTTCGCCGCTGCCTGGGTCGATGTTGGACACGTTGAACGCGGGCGCTTCATCGCTGCGTTTCGCCACATATCTGAACAGCGCCAATGCCTGTTCGATGGAATTGCCGCTGGCGGGATCAACGGAAATCGTTGAGCCGTAATACGACCCATGGTCGGCGATCCGCAGTTTGAAACCGGTCCGCCCTACCGGCGCCTCGCCACGGGCTTTCTTGTATGATCCATTCTTGTTCTTCAAGCGCTGGCGCACCGTCACATAGGTGCTGCCGCCGCTGGCCTGCTCGGTCTCGATGGTAAAATCATCGCCGAATTCAGCCCGGAGCTTGTCTTCGAAATCCTTCGCGGCGGCGAGGTGAGCGGCCTTCCTCTCCGCAGGAACCGGCCCGATCTGGCGCTGAAACAATTCCGTTTGATTTTCCGACGGTTCGTCCGGGACAAGGGTGCGGGGCAATCCCTCGGTCTGCGCCGGCTCTATGGCGCGGGCGGCAGCGCCGACACCGCGAATGGCGGGGGCCTGGGCCCGATACAATTCCAGCGGTGTGCCCAGCGCTCCGCCGAAGCGAGCGGCGCGGGTGCGATAATGCGAGGCGATCAATTGCCCGGATGCCTCGGCCTCTGCGGGTGAGCGGCCGGCCGCGATCAACTGCCGAGCCACATCCTGGGCAATCTCGGCGCCCTGTTCTTCGACAGACGCGGTGACGGGGCCCCCCGGGGTGGGCTCTTGTTCGCCCGGGGTGCGAACCTCGTCAGGCGGGGCCGGCTGCGCAGGCGCGGTGGCCGGAGCTTCCGGCTCGATGATTTCGGAGCCGCCATGCTCGGCGGCGCGGCGGTAGGCGGACGATACCTGCGGCGCCAGATCGCGCATGGCAATATCGGTCGCCATGAGTTGTTCGCGCAGCGCCGTCATTTCGGGCGTATCTCGCCCCTGTCCGGCATCGAACTGCTCGCGCCGCTGCGTCATGTCGTCGACATCGCCCTGCGCGTCACGAACCTGCGCCCGCAGCCGTCGCGCCGCCGGGCCAGCCGCATAGCCGCCTCTGGCCGCAAGATGTTCGTCGAGTTGCGCTTGTGCGGCATCGCGTCGCGCCGTCGCCGCCGCAATATCCTCGTCGACCGGGTTCGCGAGTTGCGCGATATGGGTCCGAAGGTCGGTTCGCTGCTGATCGAGTGCGTCGTACTCGGCAAAGGTCTCCGGTTCCAGCCGGCGGGCGGTGGCGTGCACATCCGCAACGGCATCCGCTTGGGGAGCGAGTACCGCCGTCTCGTTGCGCGCCGCGTTCCTATTATTCATCGCGGCTTCGGGCGATGGCTCATGGCTTCCCATGAACACATCCTCGGTGATACCGGGCCCCATGACATTGGCATCGCCGGCTTGCGCCACGGTGATATCGGAAGCGGCTTCGGCGGCGGGAGCCGCAGCGTTGTCTGGTGTCGTCCGGGGCTCGCCGAAATTGATCCGCGCGCCCACCCGCGCTGCAGCGGCTTCACCGATATTATTAAGCCGCTGCCCGACCCGATTCGGCTTGTTGAAGATGACGCCGACGCCGGTGGCGATTGCGACATTGCGCCAATCGGGCGCCTGTCCTGCGGCGACCTGATTGCCCAGTTCCATGCCGCCCATTACCGCGCCGCCGAAAAGGTGCGAGGTAACGGGGCTGCTGGCGATTTTTTGCAGTGACGTGGCGTTTTGTGGCAATGACGATGCACCGAACCCGCCGGGTCGCATGGTCAGCATATAAGGCACCATGCCGCCGATAAACGTCTCGGTCGGATGGTATTTGATATCGCGCTGCTGCTGTTCTTCAGTACCGCCGAGCACGTCTTTCCAACTGTCGGGCAATGGGCTGGCGGCGAATTCCTGCGCCTTGTCCGTCACCACCGAGCCAGCAACGCCGCCGACCACAGCGCCGATGATGCTGCCGACGATGCCGCCCGGCACGGCGCCGATACCGCCGAAGAGCGCGCCGGCCGCAGCGCCGATTGACCCCCCCGTCTCGGCGCCGGCTCCAGCGGCGGCCATGCCGACCATTGCCGGTATTACGACGCGTTCGGTGGAGCGAAAGCCGGCGCCGGGCGATGGGCCGCTTTCGGCCTGCGCCTCCTGCGCCGATTCGTCGGCGGCAAAGATCGTCTCGAACGGATTGGCGCCCGGCGGTTCGGTCGGCGCCGCGCTGGGCGCCGGTGCGCTCGGTTGCGACGAAATGAACGGCGCCGTTATCGCGCTGCCCGGAGTGCCGTTGGCGTCATCGTTGAAGATCGCCTCGAACGGATTGTTGGCGTCGGCCATCAGGGCGCGTGCTCCACATTTGCCGCCGCGCCGGTCAGCGGCAGCAGGATGTTTTGACGATCATCTGGCGAGGCAGGATCGCGGATGGGCACGCCTAGGGCATCGAGGATCGATTGCGCATCGAACGCGGCATCCGGCCCCATGGCGCGGTTGAGGTGGTCGACCTGCGTTCGCGTCGGTTGCGCGACCAGCAATTGCAATGCCTTGCTCCACCCATCCATCGATATCGGCTTGCCGGCGGCTATGATTGGCGGCAGGTTCACCACGACGTGCCACGAATCCTCGTCTATTCCGGCCGGTGCCGGCGGCGCCTGCAATTGCGAGGCGTCGATCCCGGTCTGTTGCGCCATCAGCTTCGCCATCGCCATTTCGTGCGGAGAGCGAACCCCTGTCGCCAACTTGTCCACGTTTTCTTGCGTGAGAAATTCCCACGGGTTCTTGCCTGCCCCCACCCACTTATCGTAGGCGGCCTCGAATTTCGGCACGAACCGCGAGTTGAACAGCATTTCGCCCTGCGCGTCGTGCAGCATCGCCATGCCCGGGACCAGCGGCATGCCCGTGGTATCGGCCGATATCTTCGACTTGGCATAAGCCAGCAGCGATGTCTTGGTGGTATTGATCGCCGCGTCGTCGGGGCTGCGCTTCATCTGGCCGAGAACGTCAATCAGCTTTTGCGCGCCGACCAGCGTCAGGTCGCCGCCCTGCCCGGCGCGACGCAGGATGGTGCCGACATCCGAGACGCGCGATGGGCTGTCGCTGCCGGCCGTCACCTGCTGATAAAGCGAAAAAAAGCCGGGGCCATATACCGCGCTCGCCGCGCTGACGCTCTCGCCGGCATGCGAAATGATCGCGCTCGATAGCGATTGCTTGGTCTGCCAATCGAGACTTTGGTCCTCGGCGACCTGGCCCATGAGGCCGCTGATATCGGCGCCCGGTTTCAGGATTTGCGTCATGTAGCCATTGGCGGCCTGATCGTTCAACTGCCTGCGCTGCGCCGCCGTCGCGTCATCCATCGCGGCTTGGGTTGCGAGCTGCTGGCTGGCCAGTGCGTAGGCCCGCTGTTTCACTTCCGGGGAGGCATCGGAAGCGGCGATGGCCTGAAACGCCGCCGCCTTGCTGGATAGCGGCGGCGCGCTGGCCGGGGCCACGTTCGGCACGCCATCCGGGCTGGCCGACGCCGAGCCCCTGTCATTGCCGCTCGGGAGGGGCGCCAGCGGCACCGGCGCAGCCGGCCGGCCAACATCATCCGGCGAAGCGGGAATGCCGCCAGCGGGCACGCTCTGCGGTCCGGCGGGGCCACCGGCAACCGTTGTCGGTGCGAACGACTGGCGCGGCGCTACCGGATCGGTACCGGTGACGATATTGCCGGGCGTTGCGGCGTTGAACCGGCGCGTCCACATCGCCGCGTACTGCGCAGCCGTCATGCTGGCGGTGCCGTGATTGCGGATCACCGCGTCGCGGCCGAGCAGCGATACCGCCGACGCGTCGGGATGCGTCAGCAGCAGCGCGGCGCCGCGTGGGCCCTGCTGGTGCGCGAGGTACAGTTCGGCGTCGGTCGGCTCGCGCCCAAGTCGCGGCGTCAGATAGTTGGAATTGGCCACCGCATAGCGCTGGATCGCTCGGATGGCATCGTCTGGGTTTTTCGGATCGCCGCCGGCGCCGAACAATTTCCATGTCGCGGCGGAGAACTGGCCGAGCCCGGTATGGCCCGATGCGTTCACCACGTCGGCATGGCCATTGCTTTCGATCTGCACGGTGCGGGCCAGCGCATTCGGCGACATGCCGCCGGGCATTTCCGTCACTGCGGTGCGATAGATCGGCTGAGCCGGGTTGGCCAGAGAAGCGGCATAGTCCTGCGTGACCTTGCCGACGGCGCCGGTTGTTGCGCCTGTGGCCAGCGATAGCGCGTCCTGCGCGTCGGCGCGATTCTTCAGGTCCGAATAGAGCGTCGGGTAATCGGTTCCGGCCAGTGCCTGACTCTTTTGCAGCATGTTCACGGCCCGTGATGGGTCGGTCGCGCCGACGCCCCTCACCTGCGCCTTGAATGCATCCTGCCGGGCGCGCAATATCGCTTCCTGCCAGATCGGATCGCCGGGCGTGGCTCCATCGATCTGCGCCTGCTTGGTATAGGCGTTGGTCAGGTCGGCGGCGCTGGTGAGCACCGTTGCCGTGTCGAGCGGCTGGCTTGAAATCGCATCGATCGCGTTTTGCGCCGAGATGCCGTTAACCTGCTTGTACCAGCCCTGCGCCTCGGTGTTGGCATGGTTGCCGATGTCGGTGAAGGTCGAGGCGCGGTAGCGGCGCGAATAGCTTTCGAATTGCGCCAACTGCTGCGGCGTCCGCAAGCCGCCCTCTATCTCCTTGAGCGCGTCATCGAGCTGCTGTTGGACCTGCGGCCGGGCATCGAGCGCGGCACGCCCCTGCAAGCCATAATAGCCGGTATCCTGCACGGGCTGGCCATCCGGCCCGATGGTGGTCTTGTTCGGATCGCCGCGCAGGATTTTGGTGGTGACATCCTGATATTCATTGAAAGCATTGTCCGCCGCTACCGTGCCGAAAAACTTGGCGGTATCGGCGGCGGCATCGCCGAATCCAGAAACGGCGGCGCCGACCTTGGATTGCACGTTCTGATAATCGTCCGGCGCCTGCGTCTGCGGCATCACGTCGGCGATGCCCTGATTATAGCCGATATCGGCCATGGCTTATCCTCCGAAAGTGTCGGACTGCGACCATTTTGGCCCCAGGCTCGACGCTTTGTCTAGCAGCGAGCTTACCGCGCCGATATCGCCGGCCGTCTCGTCCTGCTGCGCCTGCGCCTTGAAATTGTTTGACTGCGTGGTGTAGCCATAGGCGGTCAGTTCGGCATTGTTGAGCACGGTTTCGGCGTCGAGGCGGTTCGTCTCGCGCTCGCCGGCCTGCACATCGAGCGCCGAGCCACTGTTCACGTCGAGCCCGTTTGCGGCCTGTGCCGCCTTTATCTTGCCACCCTCGGCCGCGCCCTTGCGACTGGCGATGGATGCCTGTTCGGAACCGGCCTGCCGCGCATAGTCGGCGTTCTGCTGGGCGATGATGGCGTTGTTTCTGGCGACCTGACCTTGGAAGGCGCCGGTCTCATAACTGCCGAAGGCCGAAGCGCCAGCTCCGGCAATGCCGAGGATCAGGGATGCGGTTGCGACACAAATGGCGGCCTCCTCAGGCGAATTGTTCTTCATCGTGGTGATAGCCGAGCCCAATGGCGTAGCCGGAGCCGATGGGAATGCGCAGTTCCGGCGTGCCGTCCAGATGCTCTGACAGCGTACGGCGCCCGGCGCGGCTGATGGCCGGGGAGCCATCGCCGTCATGCTCGACATGGAACCCGAGGAATACACTCAACCGCTTCGCTCCCTCATCGCCGCCGATGATCGTGGTGGCCAGCTCGCGTTTCACTAGCATGATTTCGTCGATGTGTCGGCGCGCTTCGCGGATCACCGCCACCGGATGGCGCGCCGCCTGTTCCGATATCACCATCCAGACATAGCCGCGCGCTGCGGCAATCGGCGCCATGACACCGCCCAGACCGGCAATCTGGCCGCCGAGCAACCACGCGCGCCGGTGCGTCGAGGCATCGAACGTCATCCGCAATTCGTGGTGCGGGTCTTTGCCGACGCGTCGCAGCGCCAGCAGATGTTCGTACCGCATGCGCCGCACCAGCATGCCGCAATGCTGCGGTTTGGCCTCGACGCGCTCGAAGATCGGCATGGCTATCCTCCGGCGCGCTGGCGCGGTGCGGCTTGCTGTTCTGGATTATCGCCGGTCCACGCCTCCGGCACGATGGCATTGATGTTCATCGGCAGCGGGTTGTCCTGCTGCAATGATACCTGTCCGGTTTTGGTGAAGCCGCCTCCCACCGGGATGCGCACATAGCTGGTATAGAGCGGCACGACGGCGCTGTTATATGGCTTCGTCGGCTGGCCGATCTGGCCTTGATCGGGGATTTCGTCGAGGTCCGACCATACCGGGGCGATCTGCGGCGGGCTCAGCGTCGAGCCATCCGGCTGCGAGCCGCCCATCTTGACGCCGCGCGAGGATTCCATCAGAGCGCTGGCGCCCGCGATCTTCTTGCGCTGACCCTGAATGGTCGGCGGCCCAGCCTCAAGATAAACGCCCTGCAATTGCGCCTGAAAGCCAAGGCCGACATTGACGGCGCTGGCCGGCGTGTCGAGCGTTACCGTTCCGGCCGCCGAAACGACGCGTGGCGTGATCACCTCGCCATCGGCGAGCCCGGTCACCGTCGCGCCGATGAGGTGATCAAGTCCCGAGATCAGCGACACCGGCCGTGTCATCGTCCATTCGCCGGCATCCTGCGGGCGAACGATGCCGGTGATGCTCGGTGCGATGGCGCTGTTCGGCAACAGGTCGGTGATCGGCGTCGTGATCGTTGCGACCACCGATGTGGTGCTGTTGAAAACGGTGATGGTCGCGATGCCGCCACCCATGCGGATCACCTTGCCGACATCGCCGCTGGCAAATACCGCAGCCGAAGCCGTGAACGTCGCCGCCGTATTGAGAACCGGCCGGGCCGACGCACCACTGCCGGTATTGGCCGGATCGGTGATTACCAGCCTTGGGCTCACATAGCCGGCGCCGGGGCTGGTAAAAGCAATGGCCGTGATAGCGCCCGCCACGATGGTCAGTGCCGCCACGGCACCGGTCCCGGGCCCATTGCCATTGTCGTCAACCACGCTGGCTGTCGTCGCTGCGGAATAGCCGGCACCGCCTACCAGTGCCGTTACGCCGGTGAGGCTGCCAAGGCCGTAGGGCAGGTTGGCGGTCAGCGTGGCGTTGGGCTCGGGCTGCGGCAGCGACAACCCGCAATCGACGCACCAGCAATCCTCTACCTGCGTCCACAGCCGGTCATCCATGCGCTCCACCAGATAGGCGGTGTGCGTACCAATGAACCGCTTGGTGGCGACGTACAGCGCATCAATCGGCAGTTCGGTGATCGAACAAAGGCTGATGAACTGGCCATTGGTGTCATGCCGACCCCAGCCGTTCACCTGCTGCGCCTTGTAATAGGTCAGGCTGAGCAGCACGCCATCGTCGCGAACGGCCCACAACACCTTGCTCGGCTGCTCGCACCAGGCGTTTTCTAATATCTGGAAATTGGTGAACAGATGCGTCGACGCCTCGGTGATATCGACCGGTTCGGACAGCACATAGAGCTGGTAGGGCAGCGCGTAATAATAGGCGCCCTTCGAGTTCACATAGAGGATGTCATCGTTGATCTTGATCGGCACCACGGTGGGCGAAACGCCGGTAAAGGATTGCGACACCACATCCTGCGTCGAGGGCGAAATCGCCTGCACGTTGGTGGCGAAACTGCCGGCGCCGACCAGCAGCCACGCCGAAAGCCCGGTCATCACCAGCAGCCCGCCGGAAGTCTGTACCATCCACTGGATGCCGTTCACCTGCACCGACCACGGGCTGCCGACAATTGCGTCGGTGTCGATGGGCGGGATGCGCGAGTCGAAGTTCTTGAAGGCACCGGGCTGCGACAGGAAATAGGTGTCGGTGGTGTTCAGCGTGTTGGCGTAGCCACGGCGCTCCTGAAAATACGAGACGACCGAGGGATAGGTACCGCTTTGCGGCCCGACCAGCGCCGTTGCCGTCGCCCCGGTGCCGCCGGTGATGGCGACGGTATCGGTTGCCGCGTAATCGTGGCCGGCATCGACAACGATTACCGCCACGACGGCGCCGCTCTGCACGACGCATTGCAGCACCGCGCCCGCACCGGTCGAGGTGACAATCGAAGCCGCTGCCGATGAACTGTAGCCGCTGCCGCCAGTGACGACGTTCACCGCCGCGATCTGGCCGCGCGCGAACGGGTTGACGTGGCGCGGCGGCACCTGCGCGAAATCGGGCAGGATGTTCGGGTCCTGAAAGCCGTTGCCGTATGAACTGCCGATATAGCCGAACAGCGAGCCGGTCGGGACATCCGAACCGAAACTCGGCTGGGCCTTGTAGATGTTATACGAATTGACGTTGGTGACGGCGTTCCATTTGAGGTTCACCTGTCCCTGCGTCGTGAAGATGGGGACGCCTTGCACCCTGGCGACATTTGAGGCGATGCTTTCCGTGCCGTCGGCAGGCGAGACCGCCGTGACTTCGTATTGATAAAACTCGGCGCCGCCGGCCGTGATCGAGGCCGTCAACCCGGTTGGCGGCGATACGGATGGCACCGCGACGGCGGGCGAGAACACCCAATCGGTATCGGATATCCGAGCCAGGTCTTGCGGCGCATATTCGGCGCGCGTCTTCTGGTTGACGCAGCAGATCGACATCACATCGGCCGATTGCGTGAACTTCAGATAGGCGAGGTCTTGTTCGTCATAGGGGGTCGCCACGGTAAAAATGCGCGAGGCGGTGCCGCCTCCGGTATAGGCGCCGAACCCCGAGGAATTGACGGTATCGCCATAAACATCGAGCAGGTTGACGGTGGTCGGCGTCGCACCGGCCACGATGTAAGTATTGCCGTTCAGTTCGGTCATGCCCTGCACGCCGGTGATGAAAATCCAGTCGCCGTTGGCGAAGGCCGGTACCGCCGCCCATGTCATGGTAAACGTCGCGCCGACGCCGATGCCGGTGGTGCTGGCCTGCATGACAGGATTGGTTGGCACGACGGAATAGGCGCCGGGGCTTGAAATCGACAAGGCATGCGGGCCGAAGACCGCTGTCTGGAAAGACGCTCCGGCGCCGCCCCCGGAGGTCGCGCTTTGCGTCATCAGGCCGCCGCCCGGCAGCGCCGTGAAAACGCCTTTCGTGGTGACGTTGACCGTTCCGACGCCGGTTGCCGTGCCGCCGGTCAAGGTGCCGCTCGATGGAATGCCGACGCTCGCCGCCAGGGTATAGGCGTTGCCGGCGGTGCCGCCCGTGTCATAGACAATCGTCAGGTCGGTGGGCGTCGCGCCATAGGTCGCAACCGTCAGCAGCGCATTGACCGAGGCATTCAAGTCCGAAGCCAGTTGCAGCAGCGTGGCGTTGAGCGTCGTCAGGATTTGCGTCTGCGCCGGGGCGGTCGGCGTCGTCTTGAAAGTCCACACCACGCTGTTGAGCGTGACGGTATCGCCATCGCTCGGGTTGCCGACGAAGGCCACCGAACCGGAGGCGGCAACCGAGGCGAGCGAGGCGATGGTGACGACGGCGCTGCTGGTGAAGGAACCGCCGCCCAGCGTTATGGTGTCGCCGACGCCGTATCCCGAGCCGCGATTGTTGGCGAGCATCGACACCAGTTCGCTGGTGGTGACGGCGAGCACGGCGGGCGCCAGCGCAATACCGCCGGCGACCGTGATCAGGTCACCCGGCGCATAGGAGAACGTCACGCCGGCATTGTTCGGCGTCGCTGTCACGGCACCCTGCGCGCCGAAGGTGAGCACGGCCGGGTTGCCTTGGCTGGCATTGCCGATCGCTACCGGCGGCTCGGTGATATAGCCGCCATTGAGGATCACGCGCATATAGTGGTGGCCGAATTCCAGCGCCAATCCCTGATCGATGGAGAACTGAAACGGGATCAGGCGCGGCGGGAAATTGCGGCCGGTCTGCTTCGAGAACCCGACGAAGGCGGTGCCGGCCCGGCTGTTCGCGCCGCCGCGATAATTGACGTACATGTTGCGCATCGTCGTTACGCCAACGCGCTCGCGGTCGACATCGACGCGACCGAAGACCGAAGGCGACACTTCGCCGGTAACGAACGCCGGCGAGATAAAGGGGACGGCCATGGGTTCTCCCGATCAGTAGGCGGTGCCATCGGCAAACGAACACATGTCGTTACCGTAGCCCCATACCCCGTCATTATTGCCGCCGAGGCCACCGTTGCGGCCGGTCCAGCCGCCGCCGACGCGCCGGCTCTGCATCCAGTCGACCGGAATATCCGAGGAGTAGAACCCCTCATTGCCATCGACGAGCCGGGCTTCCTGAACCTTGGCGCGCACGATGTTGATCTGTTCGCCGCGCATCTGCAAACCGAACTTGCGGTCGGTTTTTGTCCATAGCGGCATGGCGACTTCGCTGGCCAGATAGGCGACGAAGGCAGCGCGGAACAGCGAGTCCCATACGCTCGGGTAAAGCACCAGCGCGGTATAGACAACCGAGGCCATGCGGACATTGGAGAGCACCACGGTGCGGCCCTGCGGGCTGATCCCCTGAATGTCCCATGTCTGCTGGCCCTGCGGCGGCGGGTAATTGAAATCGGTGGCGATGACGAAGCGCGAAGGGCGAAGCCGCGTGCCGATCAGCGCTTGCGTGCCGACGCCGGTCAGCAGCGGCGTTTGCGGTATCTGGATGTTGTTGGCCGGCGTCATGTCGGCCTGGTTGGCGTAGTTGAACGGCACGAACCGCACCTTCATGCAGTCGGTCGGGTAAGCGTATTCGTAAATCCACGGGATCGGGACGGCGGTGCCGACATTCGGCGTGTTGCCGGTGGCGTCGGCCAGCAGCGTCAGCGGCACGGTCTTCCGGGCGAAATCCCAGTTTGCGGAGCGCAGCAATTGCATCAGACATTGCCGGTATTTGCGCAGCAGGATGGCGCCCTGTTCCGACCCATCCTCGATGTCGCCGAGCACGTTCGGCCAGCCGACGGAATCCAGCGCTTCATTGGCAACGTCGGTCGGTGTAAAGCCGCCCATCAACCCTGCTCCATCTTGGCCATTGTCACGCTGGCGCCGCCCTCTGCCGCCTCAAGCTTGGCCGCATCGAGCGAGGTCAGGGCTGGCGCCAGCGATTCGCCCAGCGCGTCGATGAACGAATTCGTGAAATCGGCGGTCCATGTCGTCGGGTCGGTCACCCGGGCGGTGTAGATGCACAGCGAATTTTCAACATTGGTGAGGATCACTTCACGCGCCGGGGTAAAGTCGTTGTCGTTGGCGGTAGAGAAGACATTGGGCAACGGGTCGAAATTCGGCAGGAAGATCGGCACCGGCTTGACCGCGCGGATTTTGATGCAGTCTTCCGGATAGGCGTATTCGAACAACCACGGGATAGGCGGGTCGGTGGTGGGGTCCCATGGCGTAAAGCCCGGCACGTAGCCGCCGACCGGCGCCGCTTTCAACAACGACAGGCTGATGGTGCGCTGGGCGAAATCCCATGCGTGCGAGCGCAGCAGCTCATCGCGGGTCTGGCCGTAGATGTTGAGCGCCACCATGGCGGCTTCCGAGCCATCATAGAGGTTGCCGATTTCGCCACCCTTCCAGCCGATGCGGACGAGCGCGACATTCACCGCATCGGCCGGATTCTTTACGCTGGTGATCGGCATCAGTTTCTCCGCGTCTCGCCCAAGCCTTCAAAGGCCGCACCCGAAGATAGCATGCTTTGGGCAACGTCGGGCTTGCCGCCGATAGCCATGGCCAGCGTGCTCGCGAGCAGCCGTACCGCCGCCTGGTGGAATAGCGCGTCCCATGTGTCGGGGCTCGGGTTGTTGCCGAATATCGCCTGCGCATCGACAAGGCTGGTTTGGATGACGCGCTGCTGCACTCCGTTTACAATGGCGTTGGCGACAACGAAATTGACTGGCAGCGGATCGTTGGGGTCGTCCTCGGTAAGGGGCGACAATTCCCATACTTCGATGGCGCCGGCCGGATATTGATATTCCAGCGTCCACGGATAAGGCGCGGTATTGCCGGAAAGTACGAGCGCGGCGGTGCTGCGGGAGAAATCCCACGAGAACTGCCGCATCACGGCGGCGATGGTCGGCAGGTAGACCTGCGCCGCTGCCTTGCCGGCCGTGGACGTGTCGAAATCGGGCGCGGTGCCCGTCACCGGCGGCTGATTGTCGCCGATGAGCTGGATTGCCTCGTTGACGATATCCGTAGAGGTGACCGGCATCCTACATCCCCAGCATCGGCAGATTGAAGGTGTAATCGATCTGCGGCTTGACCGCGATGGTGACGCTTAGCCGACTCAGCGTAGTGACGGCGTTCAAGGTGAGATTCCCCGGCGTTTCGGTGCCAGTTGGAACCGTCGCGCCACGCGTTGCGCCCCCGGTGATGTACGCATTACTGCCGCTATTGCGATAGAAAATCTGGTTATCGGTATAGTTCGTGGGCCACGAGGTTACCGATGTTGGAGAGGCGCCGAAGCTGCCGAAAAACGCGATGAACAGGTCATCAGCCGCCGCCCATGCCGGGGTTACGGACGGGAACGGGATAGTGCTGGACGACCCGACGCTGAGTAGTGCCGCGGGGGTCGTCGGCATCGCCGACGGATCGGCCCCGGTAATCCGATAGACGATATAATTGCCAAACGAACCCTGGGATGCCGTCACCGCAACCGAACCGCCATCCTCACTGCCATCGGCGATCCGGTAATAAACAGCGATTTCATTTGCCCCCGTGAAGGTGTCGTTGGAAAGCGTCCACCCCGCCGGCCAGTCGGTCGGCCCTGACTGGTTGTTGGGGGCCCCCAACAAATAAAGCGCGGCAACCAGCAGGTCGCCGGGGTTAACCGTCGAGGGCAGCGTGACGACCTGATTGACGGTCGAGGATGTCGAGGCAGCGCCATTGCTGGTCTGCACCACAGAAGGCGGCGTGGCCAGAGCCGTGGCGGCAAGGGCGAGCCAGAGCAGGAAGCCGAGGAAGGTCCGCATCACTGTAGCGCCTTCACCAGATAGGTTGACGTGCCGTTGATTCGAATGACGTTGAGCAGAAATTTGTGGCCGTTCACCGTGTCGAACGTGTCGCCGGTATTGCTCCCGACCGTGAACCCCGAAAACGTTAACGTCCCCGCCGAGGCGCCGTTGGTGATTAGCACGTCAATGGCGGTATCGGCGGCGGGCGCGGCGATTGTCGAGGCGCCGTTGTCGGTCATGTACTGGTAATTGCCGTTGGCGCCGCTCAGCGTCGTGGTGCCGGTCGTTACCGTGCCGATATTGAACGGCGTCAGCGTGTAGCCGGTGGTGATCGTGTTCGTCGTGCCCGCCTGCACGATACCGTTCAGGTTGGCCGCGCCGGTGCCCCCATTGGCTGTCGGCAGCTGCCCGGAGACATCGGTGGCGAGCGCCACGGCGGCGAAGGTCGGGGCGCCGGCGGCATTGCCGTGGAGCAGCGTCGTTGTCGTGCCGAGGGAGGCCAGCACGGTTGGCGAAGCGCCAGCGCCGCCGCCCAGCACCACATGGCTCGCCGTCAGCGCCCCGCTCGATGCGATCGATGTGGTGCCGGAAAAATACGGGATACCGCCAGAGGTGCCGGAGGCGAGCCCGGTGCCGCCATGCGCGACCGTTACCGGATTGGCCCAGGCCAGCGCCAGCGTGCCGGAGGCGGTCACAGGCGAGCCCGTCACCGCGAATTCGGAGGGGGCTGTCAGCGCCACGCTGGTCACGGTTCCGGAGCCCGAAACCGGCGTCCATGTCGCGTTGGTGCCGTCGGTGAACAATCCCTTGCCGGCATTGCCGGTCTGCGAGGGCAGCAGCGCGTTGAGCGCCGCGTTGGCCGAGGTCTGGCCGGTGCCGCCCTGCGCAATCGTTGCCGTGCCGGAAACGTCGGTGAATGCCGGCTGTGCCGCCGCAATGGCGCCGTCGGTGCCGATTTGCGTGATGAACTGGTGCGTGACGGCGGCATGGCTGTTCACGGCGCCGAGGCTCGACGGACCCGGCAACGGCATGTCGCCACTTACCAGCGCCCGAAAGCCCGGCGTGCCGCTGGTGCCGTTCGGCGAGGCCAGCACGCGATTGGCCGATTCGCTCGCCCATGTCGCCGCCAGCGTACCGGAAGACGTGACGGGCGAGCCGGCAACGCTGAATTCGGCCGGCATCGACAGGCCGACGCTGGTCACCGTCGCCCATGACGATTGCACGCCGTTGATAATCACCGACAACGGCAGCGGCGTGGCAATGCCGCCGGCCCCGTAGACCATCAACCCACCGCCCTGCGCATTGGCGCTGAGGCAAAGGAAATGATAGCCGGCGGGATTGGAAATCGGCGCGTCATAATCGCACCAATTGGTGCCGGAGGGGCCGGTACCCTGTCCGATATAGGGCGGTGTGCCGGTGCCGCGAGCAATGTACAGCCCCTCTCCCATGCCAAGGCCGGTCTGGCCGCCCGCCGCCGGGCCGCTGTCCTGAATGACGGGCTGGCCATTCCCGGAATTGACGTACATCGGGGCATGGCCGGCGGTTACCGGGCCGGATTGAAGTGGCACCTGCTGCGCGCTCGCCGGCAATGCCAGCAGGCCGAGCAGCAGTAGAGGCAGAAGGCGAAGGCGGATCATTTGCCGGTTCCTTACTTGGTCGGCGCGGCTTTGAGGCCGGCAAGCTCTTTGGTCAATTCGGCGTTGCGGGCGTTGGCGGCAGCCAGTTGCTGTTGCAGGTCCGCTTCATCGCCCTGGCAGAACGCCGCGACATTCAGCGCCTGTTCGCGCTGAGCGGTGACATTCTGGAGCGCGCGGGTCAATTGCGCGGCGCTGGGCGCCTGCTGCTGGGCGACGGCAGGCGTAGCGAACAGGGCGAGGCAGGCAAGAACGGCAGGAAGGCGCATGCAAATCTCCGAGGTTACGACCAGCCGCCGAGTTTGGTGATGATGTTCGTGGTGATCGGCCACAAGCGGAAATACGAATTGGACCGCACCACCGGCGCGGCGCCCGGCGCTGCACTATACTGGAATTCCGGGATAATGGTGCCCCCGGCGTTGACGCGAAGGGTGCCGCGCAGCTTGACCAGCCGTTGCGTCGCCGCCGCTACCGCCGGAGTTACCGTCAGCAGCGTGGCCGCGCTTCCTCTCGATCCGGAGGTTGCGGAGGCCGTGGTCGACGTGGTGCCGTTGGTGGCAATCGCGTCATAGCCGATGCTGGTGAATGTCGCCGTGCCGCCGAACAGTACGCCCAGCGAATTGCTGGTGGCGCCGGTGGAGTCGATTTCGTATTCGGCCTCGAACTGGTAGCTGGTCGCCGCCGTCGCGGTGAATGTGCTCTGGCCGGACGAAAACACGCTCTGCGCGGTGTTGACGTTGGTCGGCGCGGTATTGTCGGCGGCAAGGATGCTGACCTGTTCGGCGTCGGCCAGCCCGGCATTGACGAAGAACCCGCTTGCCAGCGCCTGCAACAGCCCGTTGCCGCTGCTGGCACTGCCGCCGGAGGCGATCAGCCGGGCGTCGTAATCGATAGCGTTGCCCGAGCTGTGCCAGTCGATCAGCGGCGTATTGGCTCCCGTTGTGCTGCCGAATTCCATATCGGCGTTGGCGTTGGTGAGGTTGAGGCCGCCATTGCCGGTAATCAGCACGCCGGGCGATTGGAAGGCGTTGCCGGTAAAGGTGAAGCCGGTGAAATCGATGCCGTTCAGGATCGTCGGCGTCGCGCCCTGCCAGTGATAACCGATGATGGTCGAGCTGGAATAGAACGGGCTCACGCCGCCGATATCGGTGAACAGGATACCGGTGCCCCAGCCGATATGCGGGCCGAAGCCGCCAGACGACGTGGTGCCGTAAATCGCAAGCGCGGTATCGACTTCCACGCCGTGCGTCGCGTTGGCGCCGGCAATCTGCATGCCGGTCAGATAGCGCACCGTCGAGCCGGCAGCGGTGAAGGTGTCGACCTCCATTGCCGTGGCATTGAGCAGGTTGGTCGCGCCCGCGTCGACGAACATTTCCGGGTTTTCGCCGAAGAACGCTCCCTTGGCGCCGCCCGCCGTATCGGTGCCGCCGTCGCCGACATTGGTATATGCCTCGCCGACGTGGCCGACATAGTTGCGGTTGGTATTGGAGGCGTTGGTGATCGCCGTATTCGCAATGTAATCGTAATTGGCGATGCGGCCACCGGTCACCGAACTGCCGCCGAAGATGTACTGGTTTTCATTGCCGAGGATGAACCCGGTCGCCGCAACGTTGTCGCCGGTGATCTGGTGATAATTGACCGCGCTCTGGCCGCCCGGCAATGGCGGCGGCTGGGCCGATACCGTCGTGGTGGTGGTCAGCGTGGTGCCTGTGGCCGCGCCAATATTCGGGGTAACAAGGCTCGGGCTGCTGGCCAGCACGGCACTGCCGCTGCCCGTGGTCGTCAATTCGCCGAGCACCCCGGCATTGTCGTAAAGCACGCGTCCCGATGTGCCGGAGCCGATGGCCGTGGTGCTGATCGTCACCCCCGTCGCCGCCGCCGTCACCGTGCATGTGCTGCCCAGCGTGCAGGTCTGGCCGTTGACCGTGGTGGCGGCATTCACCAGGTCGGCATTGGTCACCAGCCCCGTTGCGGTCAGCGATCCGGTTGCGGTCAGCCCGGCAATGGTCGGCGCCGTCGCCAGCACCACCGCGCCGGAGCCCGTTACGCCGTTGCTGAGGTCGGCGGCTGCCGGCTGCGCTGCGGAAATTGTCCCGTTGGTGCCGATCTGGGTAAGGAATTGATGCGTCACCGCCGCATGGCTGGTCACGCCACCGATGGCCGTAGGGCCGGGAAACGGCAGGTCGGCGGCAACCAGCGCCCGAAAGCCCGGCGCTGCGGCGGCGCCACTGCCGGGGCCGGCCAGCACTGTATTGGCATTCTGCGCAACCCAGCCCAGCCCAAGGTCGCCTGCCGTGGTGATGGGGGAGTTCGAAACGCTGAACTGTGCCGGTGCGGTCAGCCCGACGCTGGTCACCGTGCCACCGCCCACCAATGGAAATGTCAGGCCGTTGACGCTGATATAGAGCGGGTCGGTGCTCGCCGCGCCACTGGCGCCGTAGCTGATCAGGCCGCCGCCGAGGGCGTTGGGCGACAGGCAAAGATAGTGGTAGCCGCCGGGGTTCGTCGTGGGCGCGTCGTAATCGCACCAGTTCTCGCCATTCGGCCCGGTGCCGGCGCCCGCATAGGGCCCCGCGCCCGGGCCGCGTGCCGTGAGGCCCATATCGCTGATGCCGGTACCGGAGCCGCCCCCGCCTGCCCCGCCGCTGTCCAGCAGCACCGGCTGGGCACTGCCGTTGTTGACATACATCGGCGCGTGACCGGAAACCCAGGGGCCGCCCTGCAAGGGCACAACCTGCCCCAGCGCTGGCGAGGCAAAGAGCACCGCGATGAACGCGAGCCAGCGGGGAAGCGACATTTCAACCTCGTGCGCGGTTTAGTCGTCGTCGGCCGAGAGAACGCCCATATCGGTGATCTGCGCCTCGATGCGGCATTGCGGGCCGTCGGCGTGTTCGGAATCGGTGAGCGTCACGCTGGTGATCTTGGCCAGCGCCTCGAAGTGGAAGATGCCGCCGACCATGGCGTCACCCGGATCGATCCCGAGCTTTTCCACCTCATCAGCCGTCAGGCATATGCACAAGCCATAGGGATAGCTCGGCTTGTTCGCCATGGGGATAGGCTGCGGCGCGTCCATCGCCGCATCGTCGTCCAGTTCCATTGAGGCCATCTGCGTCATCGGTTACTGCTCCGGGGCGGGGGTTGCGACAGCGGGGCCCGGCGCGGCGCCGGCCATGCCCGATTCCGGCTCGCCACCGCCCATCATGTCGGCGTCCTGCCGGTCGTTCATGGCCGCGATTTCCTTGTCGTGGCGCTCGGCCATGGTGCGCAGCAGTTCACGGTGGTTGCCGTGGGCCTCGCGGCGTTCCTGTTCATGGCGCTTGTGCATGTCTTTGCGTTCGCCGCCGTGCTTGGCATGCTTGTCGCCCTTGCCGGGCTTCTCGCCGTCGCCTTTATGCTCGGGCTTGTCGGCCGGCGCGTCGTCGGGCTTCTTCTCCGGCGCCTTGTCGACGCTGGTCTTGTTGTACATGCGCTCGCGGCGGGTTTTTTCTTCGGCCATCGGATCAGTCCTTCATCTTGGGATAGAGGCGCTTCTGCCGTTCGCGCTGCTTCGTCGCGCCCATCAGGGCCAGCGCCAGGCGCGATTGCTGGCCGGTCTTGTCCTGATCGCCCTCGTGTTCATGGGCAAAGGCGCGCGTCGTTTCGCCTGCCTTCTCCGCCTTGGCGCGGAACTGGCCATGGCTGTTCGATGTCGCGGACTTGATCCAGTGCTTTTTCTTGTCGGCCATCGGCTTCGTCCTTCCTGCCATATCCACCAGGGTCGGCGAGGCCATGGCGATCAATCCTTGCTGCGGGGATGCGTATAGAGCCGGTCACGGCGCTTGCCGATATTCTCCGGCAGTTTGCCACCGGGATCGGCGCTGGCGAACTCCTTGCCGACACTCTGAGGGACGCCGCCAGCGCCCCCCTTTGTATGTGCGGCGGCTTCCATGAGCCGCCGCTGTGCTTCGGATCGGGCCGGCATCAGGGGGAACTAACCCAACTCGACAGCGCCGCCACGAAGGTGATGCAGTTCGGGTTGAAGGCGACGCCTGCCGCGTGAACGTTGGCGCTGATCGTCTGCCCGGTATTGGCGGTCCACGTCAGCGTCGTGGTCGCCGCGTCGAGCCACCAGCATTCGCGCTTGCCGTCGGCCGGGTTCGGCTCGGTGGTGATGGTCGCGAGGGTCAGCGTGCCGGCGGCATGGGCGAACAGGTCGGTAACGCCGTTCGGCACGGTATAGGCCGGATCGGCGGAGATGGTGCCGAAATTATGGTAGCCCGGCACCCCGGCGATCTGCGCGGCGGTGGCGAACTTGCTCTGCGCCGAGGGCGAGCCGCCAACCACGTCGGCGAACAGATCGGAAGGCCCGACCGACGTGACGGGGGTGAGCGGAACCGTCTGGGCGATGGCGAGGCCGGCACCGGCGAAGAACAGACCCGCAGCGGCAAGCCCGATGATCGAATGCAGTTTCATGACGTGTCTCCTTGGAGGGGAAAGCGGTCGGCCTCAGCCGAGGCGCGCCCAATTATAGGTGCTGGTATCGCCCGCTACGCCGGCAACGGAAAAACCGGTTCCCGGCGTAATGGTGAGCACGTTCGGCGCGGTCGGGCTCACCGTGCCGCCCACCGTCTTCAACGTCAGGATGATGATGGAGTCGGCGGTCACGCCATCGCTGACCACGGGGACCGGCGTGGCGCCATTGAGCACGACAGTACCGCCATGGCCGCGCATGCTGCCGATCAGCGCGCCGCCGCTATCGAGCGGCACGCGATAGGCTTTGCCGCCATTCACGAGGCTGAAACTTTTCTGGCCGGGCTGCGTCGTCATTTCTGCACCTTTGAGGTTTCACGAGGCGGCCCGGCACTCAACTGGGCCGAGCTATATCAGGTCGGCGCCTGCGCGGTGATATGGATTTCCGTGGCTATCGCCGCCGGCAGGCTCAAGATCGTCAGCCCGAGCAGCGCCACTGTAGTTGCCGCCGTCCGCGTCACCCGGATTTTGCAGGCGGTATTGGTCGGCACGCCTTCGAGTTGCGTGTTGACCGTCACGCCGGCCTGCGGGTTCGGCCCTTCGGCGGTTGCCTGGATGACGGGGACCACGCCGCTCGCGTAAGCGGTGGGATAGGTCCACGTATAGAGGCCCGTGGAATCCGTCAGTGCCCGCACCGCCTGGACCACGGTCCCGGCAGCTCCGGCGGCGCCAGTCGGCCCGGTATTGCCGGTATTGCCAGCATCGCCCTTCGGCCCCTGCGAGCCGGTGTCGCCTTTTGAACCGGTGTCGCCTTTGACGGGAGGAGTGTCCTTCAAGCTGGACATCAGTCGATGTCCGCATAGGAGACGTTGGCCGAGCCAGAAGCGACAAGGCCATACAGCGCCGCAGGCGAGGGGAAGGTTTCGCTCGCGCCGACCACGCCGGCAAGAAACTGGCCGGTGGTGAGGGTCACCGAAATGTCGCCCAAAAACACCGGGGTGGTTCCCATATTGGTCACCGTAACGGCGGTGCGCGTGCGAGCCGCGATGACCAGCGTCGGCGTCGGACCTACACCGACCGAAACCTGATTCGTGAAAACAGCCATTTTATTCGGAATACCCTTGTGCGTTGAAGTAGACGCTTCCCGTGACGGTTGCCGTCAAGGTGGCGATTTCCAGCAGGCCGTTCGGGTCGCTTGCGAGCGGCACCGGAAACTGAATGTTGATGCCTTGCAGCAGCCCGGTCGAGCTTACATCGTAGCGCCACAGCACGGTGCCGCCGGCGCCTTTCCGGATAACGAATTCGGTCGGCGTGCCAACGGCGGAGGAATTGAGCGACAGCGAGGTGATGTAGTTGACGACCCCCGAACCGGCGGCGGCTTTGATCGTCACCGCCGTCGTGGTGTTGGTGATGCCGCCGGTGGCCGCTGCATAGTTCCATGCGCTCGCGGCGAAAGCATAGGGCTTGACCACAAGCCCCTCGACGGCGTTGCCGCGCATGCGGTCCCAGGTTGTGCCGTTGAAATAGGACGGGAACATCCACATCCCCGTTCCGGATGACAGACCGGGGCGAGCAAGGGTAACGCCGGTATTACCGATTCCGTCGGTCAGAGTGGTGGCAATGCCGCTGACCACAGTGGCGCCGTTGGTGCTGCACCATGTATTCTGGCGATCCCCATCGGAGACAGCATTGGGGGCAGTTCCCATGGCATAACAGCCGGTTTTTACTGGGTTGCCGATGTCTACGGCGTCTGCCGCCACGTTACCCTGCGCCCATGAGCCGTTGACATCGCCGCGCTGGCGATCCCAAGACGCCCCGTTGAAAACGTAATTGTCATTCCAGAGGCCGACAGGTGAAGCGCTGCTAGTCCTTGGAAATGCAACAGATGTATTAGAGGCGCCATCTGCCAGTGTCGCGCCTATCCCGCCAACCACAAATGCACCTGTCGGCGTCATCCATGCATTTTGCCGCTGTCCGTCCGTTGCGGCCGAGGGGGCGGTTGACATCGCCACGCCGCCGACTTTCACCGGGTTGCCGGCGTCGGCAACAGCAGCGGCAACATTGCCGACCACCTTTTCGTTGCCGGCGGAGTCGACCGACATCTGACTGTAATCGCCATTCGCCGAGGTGACATCGGCGCCAGTATCGTTGCGGACGCCGAGCGCCATGACGCCGGCATCCCCGCTGGCCGCCGCCGCATCCTCGGCCTTGAGGAGCCCGGCTGATCCGGTCGCGAGCTGGCCGGTGATGGTCCGCAGCTTGGCCGATACCGTGCCGGTACCTCCTGCCGTCGCGGCGGCATCGGCAATCGCGCCCTGCGTAACGTCGGCGCCGTCGGCGATGGTGACCGCACCGCCCCCGCCACCGCCGCCGCCTCCGGTATCTCCGGCAGCATTGGCGATCACCGCGAGCTTGGTGCCTGGCACCACGGTGAATTCGTAAGGGACGCCCTGCTGAAGCAGGTAATTGCTCGTGGTCGCGGCCGGGTTGGTCGCGGACTTGGTGCCGAACAGCACCGAGCAGCCTTCATCGCACACGAGCGAAACGGCATGCGTGCCGGCATTGAATACCGCCGACTGGGCCGAAGCCCCGCTGAGCGCCACCGTCTGGTCGGTGATTGCCGCCTGCGGATAAACCTGCGGCGTGGTCGAGCCGACCTGCGACACGCCGTTGGCGAATTCGCTGATATAGAGCGTTGCCGCAATTGCCGCGCCCGGCGACACGGCGGCAGCGAGAAGAAGGGCGGCCAGCGCGGGCCGTACGAGGTGGCGCAGGATCGCGCCGAGGCCAGCCCTATCCATCACCGCACCCGCGCGTCGATGCTGCCGCGCACGGCGGGCGGAGCAATGGTACCCGTCACCGGAATCTTGCTGGCGCGCGGATCGTGAGGGCTGATGATTTCCTGCACCGGCCGCGCGCGCACCATATCGGCGGTAACGCGCACCGGCTCCGAAACCATCCCATGCTCCATTGCCGTGGCGGTCGGGGTCGACAACAGCCGGCCCTTGTCCGTCATCCACAGCGGTTTGTCGTTGAGCGGGTCGGGCGTCGAAATGCCCGGCTGAACCGAGGAGCCACCAGCCATCGTCCGCTCATAGGCGGAGAAGATCGCCTTTGCCGTGTCGTTGACCGGCTCCAGCGCCATGTTCGGCTTGGAGCAAAAGATCACCTGCTGCGGCACCAGCACGCCCTTGCGCGTCGGATCGGCCGTATAAGGGTCGATGACGCGATC